ATAAATATTTTTCTATTTGATTTTTGATCGTCTCTCATTAATTTAAGTACAAATCCTTGAAGCATTAAAAATCCTGCAAGGCGTAAAGAGTAAGAACTGAATTCAGATTTCATTTGGATTAATCATTTCTCCTTTTTATTTAAATACATCTCCTTAAAATTATTTATATCTTATTATTTATAGCATTTTAAACTTTTTCTTTAAAGCCCTTTCCCTCTTAACATTCTGCCAATTACATCCAATTGTTTTAATAACTCAGCTATTTGTTTTGCGTTTGAAAGATTCTGTTCTTTAATAATTGCCAATTCTTCTTTAAGTAGTATGTAAATATCTTCATTTTGTTTTGAAATTTCTTTGTTTAATTCGATTATTAATTTTGATGTAATATTGAATGTAATATAATTTATGATTTTATTTAATTTGTTCATATAGAATCATTCCCTTATTTTTAATTATTTAATAGTAATTCCATACTTCACAGCAACAAAAGAAGTTATTAGTAAACTTACAATTCCAATAATTTTCAAGGCCATACTCAAATTATTATTTAATTTTATTTTTTTTATTTCAGTATCACTTAATATTTCCTGTTTTTTTATTTCTGTATTACCTGCTGAATTTCCTATAGCAATTTGACTAATTGTATTTATTAAGAGGTTAGAGGTTTGTAGATTTTGCAATGTAGTATTTTCAACCCTTGCTAATGTTGTATCAAGATTGTTAAATCTACTTTCATACGCAATATCCTTTAACTCAAGTTCATGGAGTTTTTCACTATGATTAATAATTTTATTATCTAATCCATAAATCTTTTCTTCGTGTATGTTTGTCTTAGTTTGTAAAACTATAATTTTTTCAGAATGACTCTCCAAAACCTCTTTAATTTCATTCTCGTCCACTTCTAACACCTCTTCCATAATTATATTATTATTATTTTGCACTTGCATTTGCCCCTTTCTTATGATATAGTTACATCAAGACATACAAAGGGCAATTTTGTATAGTCTAGCAAGTCTCAGAGTGTAATTCTGAGCTTGCGAATACATAGACAACTGAATAAATAATATTAATAAGATTTTATAAATGCTTAAATAATTTTAGTGGATTAAAAGAGATATAAAATTATAATTACATCTCTAATTTGAGTTTATTTTATTATGTTTATTAAGCAAGTTCTAATCTCTTAGTCGCGTAACCCATTTTAATAATCTGCTTAATTACTTCTTCAGATTTACTTTCCAATACTCTGACAGTTAAATATACATCTTTGTCTACTTTTATTGCTACATCTGACACTTTATTTACAACTCCTTCTTTATAAGTTACACCAAAATAAGTACATACACTTTTTGCTATATTTACAGCAATTTGTTGTCTTATATTTGCATTTGCTAATTTAGCATTATCCTCTTTATTATCCAAAAATGCAGTTTCTAACAATATTGCTGGCATATTTGTATCCCTGATTACTGCAAAATTTGATACCTTAATTCCGCGATTATAGAATAATTGTCCCATCATAGGATTTAAAATTTTAGCAAACTTCTCTGCCTTTCCATTTAATCCAAATACATGACAAGTTGTTCCAAATGCTTGAGAATTAAAAGCATCACAATGACAACTTAAAAACAAGTCTGTTTTATTTGAATTTGCAATTTGGCATCTTGTATTTAATGAAGCATTAAGTGACGAACCATCTCCATTTACTTTTGCTCCTTCTCTAGTCATAATTACTTTTATTCCATTCAATTCAATTAATTGTTTTGCACGTTTGCAAATATCTAATACTATATCTTCTTCTCTTAAACCAAATCCTGAACATCCAGTATCAGCATTTGGAGAAGATTGATGCCCTGCGTCTAAAGTTATTGAATACATAATTATTTCACCTTCCATTAAATTAATAAAGAGAAGTAAAAATATCACCTCTCTTATACTTCCATTTGCTTCAATTTGCTTCAATTTACTCTGTTTTTCGAACAATTATTTCCTTTGAAATACACCTTTTCTCGGATTTAAAATATAGAAAAATATTTACTTGTTAACTTTTATAAACTAACACAATGTGGATATTATTAACTTATAAAATAAATAAAAACAAAGGAAAGGTTTGAGCAAATCAACTCTAAAAGGCTATGAGTTTGATTAGGTATATTTACTAAACATGTTTAGAAGAAATCAAATGATATTATAATTAATGATAAGAGTGTATTTTAAAAAATAGTAATAAATTAAAAACTAACTCACTTTCTAAGAAAATATCAATACTAAAAATTTTCTGTTATAATAAAAACCTTAATCCGCTCAATCTAAAGCATACTAATAATCATCCCTATAATTATACCAACGACAACTACTACAGTCACTACTATGGTCTCACCAGTCAATCGCTTTCTTCTCATTAATCAAACCTCCTTATTCACCAACTATGGTTACTATATCTTCTTAAATCTATAACTCCCACTATTAAACAAACTTGTAATATGTTATAATTAAAAATAGTCTATTGCTATCAAATTAGATTAGGAGGTATATTTATGAAATCAAACTATCTATCTGATTTTATGTCGTCAAGAAAAAACAATTTAGACATTATTAGATTCATATCAGCCGTTTTAGTTATATTATCACATTCATATCCTTTAGTTCAACAAAACAATAATAACGAACCTCTTTTTTTATTCACCAATCAATCTACTTTTGGGGGGTTGGCCGTAGCAATATTTTTCATTATAAGCGGATTCCTAATAGCACAAAGTTACGAAAAAAGTAATAATTTATCAACTTATTTAAAAGCCAGAGTCCTTAGAATATTCCCAGGTTTAATCGTGTGTATGTTTGTCATTGCGTTGATATTGGGTCCGATGCTCACCACCTTACCATTCAATGATTATTTTTCAAACCATTTACTTTACAAGTATTTTATTGGTTTAGCTTTATTGCCAAATTTAAGCCCATACTTACCTGGCGTTTTTGTAAACAATCCTTTTGGTAGTTTTGTTAATGGTTCATTATGGACTCTTAAATTTGAGTTTTTCTTTTATATTGTAGTTGCTTTTTTAGGCATAAATAAAATATTAAACAAGAAATTTGTAGGGTTTTTCTTTATTGTTTGTTTAATTGTTGCTACATTAGATATTAATACAAATATACATAATCTATTTGTATTAGGCTCTTACTTTTATGGAGGTACATTATTTTATCTTTATAGATCAAGCATACCTTTAAAAAATATATACGCAACTATATCTTTGATAATTATATTAATTACTGCTAAATTTGGATATTTTAATACTGCTATAGCTATTCTTGGAACTTACTTGGTCATGTATATAGGATTTCAACAAAGATTTACATTCCCTAACTTTGCTAAATATGGTGATTTTTCTTATGGATTATATATTTATGCCTTTCCAATACAACAAGCAATAATTCAGATATATGGGATAACTACACCTTTATATGTTTTTTTACTTGCTTTTCCAATTACTTTAATATTATCTATTATATCTTGGTATATGGTTGAAAAAAGAGCATTGAAACTTAAATATCTAACATTTAAAAAAACTACCCTTGTCAAAACTGGTGTCTTAAGATAAATTAAAAGTCTTTCTCATGTATGTGTGAAAAAGGCTTTTAATTTCTAATACGTATTTAAACGCAGAAGCCAAAAGCAACCCCATTAGCAACACTAGCATTACCATATAGTAGCGTACCAGTAGCCGTAGTTAGACAAAATGAGGTTGTTGATGCAATGCGCGGGGATCTTTGCCAGTAAGCCGTGTCAACCCCCACACCGTTAGAGAGTTTCTTTATCCGACTAGCATCATCCGTAAATATAGTGTATTTTGTCCCTTCCCCATTGGCTGAATTAGTTACTGAACCAAATAATTCTATTTCGCTCAACAAGAATACTTTTTCAATCGTTGGCATAATTATAGAACTCATATTCCCGGCAGACGTAAATTTAATAACTTTATTTAGTGCCGTTTGCAAGTCTGTTGGAAGTTGCCCTGTTAACGTACTATCTATCCACGTTTTTAGTGCCGATGCTGTCCAACCACCAACATTTGTATTACTAGCGTTTACCTGACGAGATACCGCCATAAGATTTTTCAATCCAAAAGTAATTCCTATTTTTTTGGTGATGTCCCTACTTAGTATGTCGTGGTTAAAACCGTAGATTTGGATTGTTAATACTTCAGCCGTAGATAGTGTTAGGGTTTTCTCGTCGCCTACATTAAAGTAAGTATCTCCTAGTCCCAATGCAGAGATTAGTGATATTTGGGGCCAAGTACAACTATCCAAGGTTGTGCCAACAGGCGGTAATGTTTGTGTAGTAATGTCCAACCCCGTGTACACGTTAATGTCTGTTAATCCACGGCAATTATATCGTTTCGTTTTATCGTATTCTGGACTTATTAATATGTCTGTACCTGTTGTCCACCCTTCCATATTTAGGTCAACCAATTCGCAATCAACAACAGCTGAACTATCATTACGGTTTGCAGTTAAGCATCTTGTACCCTTAGTTCCTACACTGTCTTTACTTAAATCCCCTGTTATTCGGCATTTTGTCAATGTTCCTGTCGCGGCATGTCGCATACAATATCCTATCGTTGCATCTGCGTGAAAAGTTCCGGTTAAGTCAACTTTAACATTTTCCATTTCATATGGGACAAACATTTCGCCATGACAATTTTTAATATTAGCTTTTATAAAACCACCATGATATATATCGGCTAAAATGCCAATGAAGCAACCGTCAATTTCTAGTTTATCAATGTTGAAATCATAAACGGGTTGTGGGCTAGACGAAAAACCAATATTTAACGCTGTAGAAATAGACGTTCCGTTAATTTTCAATAATCCAATATGAACCCCTGTTGAACCGACGATCTGACATATTCTAGACTCAATAATATTACTATTGTTTACAATAGCACTCCCTATTTTAACATTCTTTATCTGCTCTCCTCCACCATATCTGCAACCCATAGAAAGTCCACTGTAACCCCCTGTCTTAACATTTACATTCCCTATTGATCCATTTTCTACGTATTGACCAACTTCAGGTTCAATATCAAATCCCCCAGGCATTTTAAAATGTCCTATTCCGTTAGAATTAATAGTGTCAATGATAAAATTTTTGCCCTCCACAATAGACAGCGCATTCCTACCTATGGCTTCAGTGGCAGTACCATCAACGATACCGATATGATAATTATCTGTTTGATTACCAGTTATAAACAATAAATCACCACTTGGATTAGTGCCTGTAATTTTTTCTATATTAAAGTCACGACAATTTTCTAAAACAAAAGAATGACGAACCTCTGGGCAATAAGTTGTGTAATCATCATAAGGGTTGGCAAGAGGATCACAATGATTATTTAATGCATTTCCGTCAAAGTTAATTAGGGGTATATTAAACTTACTGCAATTTTTAAATGTTAATGTTTTGGTTGTTGTAACGACTGAATTTGTTGCAGGAAGATTATCTTGTCTTTTCAAAATACCTTTTGAATTAAACCCAAAATTACTTTTGCCATCTACTACAACCCCATCAACTATATATGTTTTCCCATAGTCAGTAGTTAATGTATAGTGGTTATTTGTAACAAAATCAAAAGCATCAATAAAGGCTTGTGTGTCATCTGTTGGAGATGGATTTATACTGCCATCTAGCAATAATCCGTCTCCAACTGCACCAAATTGTCTTACATTCACTGTCGCATAATTTGCCTGATACGACGTAACATCATCATAAAATTCATTAACTGCACTTACAATATCTGTCTTTGCTACAGTAGGCAAACCATTCAAATCTCCTACTTTATTACTATCATGATCATCTAATCTAGCTTTTAAATTTGGATATCCAACACCTAAAGAACTAACTCTTGCACTTTCTACTTCTTGGGTAGTTAAACTTCCAGCTCCACCAGGAACACTTCTAAATGCTTCTACTTTTGTTCCTGCAACAATAACACCACTAGTTAAAGTAAATGAATTTGTACTAGTTTCAGTATAATTTACTCCAATAATTTGCTTAATTCCTGTAATATAAACCATTAATTGATTTACACCAATTAAATAAGGAAATTCAGTTAATGTAAATAACGTTTGATTTTCTGTTGCTGTAAAAACCTGACTATTATTTGCTCCATATCCCCCTGCAAAAGTTAAATCTAAAACATATGATTTTTCAAAAATAGTACCATTATATCTCCACATTGCATTATTAGCTGTAATTGCATCATCAATAACTTGATAGGTATCCCCCAAAATATTACTCGATGCAGGAAGAGATGTTTTTCCTGTAACAACACCTTTAAAATTTATATGTCCAGATGAATATGTAGATTGGCGATTTTCTTCTTGTTCAATTCTTGTTTCTTCATTAGACTGTCTAGTATCTTCATTTGCTTGAGCAGTTACATTAGTTTCATTTAATTCTCCTATTGAAATATTTGCGGTTGAAATAGTTCCATCTAAAGTTCCATTTATAATTGTTGCTGAACTAATTGAACCATCTAAATTACTTTTCGTTGAATTAGCTGTTGTATTGCTTGAATCTAGTGCTGTTTTTGTTCCCAGTGCTGTAGCATTAGATCCATCTAATAAATCCTTAGTTGCCAAAGCCGTAGTATTAGAACTGTCTAAATTACTTTTTGTAACATTTGCTGTTATATTACTTGAATCGAGTGCTGTTTTCGATACTCCAGAGGTAGATATACTCGCATCTAAATTTGTTTTAGAAGTATTAGAATTAGAAATAGATAAATCCAATGCCGTTTTTTTAACATCAGCAGTAATAAACTGAGAATCTAAATCTGATTTTAATATATTTCCCGTAGCAATATCTGAATCTAATTCTGTTTCTAAAGCTTGGGCAGTAGAAATTGCAGTAGATAATCCTCCTAAAGATTCAATCGCTACTGAACCTGAATTTATCATATTTTGAAGAGTTTGTGTTACATCATTTCCATCTGTACTATATATTCTTTCTGCAGGTATTTGGATAATTCCTCTACCTTTAAAATTAGCAGTTACAGTTTTTCCATTTTCTGAACTCGCGAAAGACACAATACCATTTAAATAATTTACATAGAACGTTGTTGCTATTAAACCACTTGATATTTTAGACTCTGCATAACCAGATATTGTCACACCCTCAAATGGACTAGGCAATTCAGATAAAACTATTTTATTGCTTATAATTACGGATGTTGTGGATAGTGGTACAAATGGGTCAAGGCCACTACCCTCGCGAAGTTCATACAAAAGTGGGTTATTAAATTCAAAAGCCATTGTTTATTTTCCTCCTTTTTAATATATAAAAAAAGACAACTAAATATCTCTCTAATTTTACAATATATTTATTTTTGTTTTTTATTTTTAATAAATATTAATATCTCGCTAATCTTTAATAACTTACCTCTACTATTGTGAAAATTACTTATTAATTTTAATGCAAAAAGAACCCATATTCCTATGGATTCTTTTCTTTTGATATAATATAACTATAATTCCATCATAAAACTCCTAAATCAACCCAAACAAGACATTACAATTCGGCAATATATCCTTCAAAATTTTACTATAATAGTCATAATCACTAATTGGTATTCCTGTTAAATAAATACTTCTTAACCCTCTCAAACTTTCCAATGGACTATAATCTTTAATATAATCTGATGAAATACAAAGATTTTTTAAATTCTTTAATCCAGATAATGCACTAATATTGTTAATACGATTTTTATGTTGCCCAATATATTCCAATGATGAATTTTTAAGATCAAGAAATATTAAATTTGTCAATCCTTTTAATGGAGTAATATCTGTAATTTCATTATTTGGCAAAGATAATTTCTTTAATTTTGTTAAACTTGATAATGAACTAATATCACTGACTGAACTATCAGTTAAACTAAATTCCATTAGATTAGTAAAATATTCTATTCCACTAATATCCTTTATTGATTTTAATTCGTGTACAGATAATTTTGTTATTTTCTGTACGTCTGTTTCAGTAATATCACCTGTTGGTTTGTTTAGATTTTTTCTAATTGCATTTTCAAAATTAATGTCTTTAAATGTAATTGATGGAGAAATATTTGGCAATATATTTACTATACATTTTACTGTCTTTTTACCATCTTCTGTCGTGACAGTAATAGTTGCTTTTCCTACTTTAACTCCTTTGATTTCTCCTGTTACGGAATCTACAGTAGCAATTGATTTATTACTTGATTTCCATGTGACTGATTGATTTGTTGCTGTAGTAGGAGTTATAGTAGGGATTAATGTTTCTGTCGATCCAACATTTATTGATATAGTTTTCTTGTTTAGAGTTATTTTTGATGGTTTTATTACTTGTGTTTTTTTTGCAATAGAGATATTGTCCATTTTACTAAAACCAACCTCAGAAGCCAATGATGGAAGTGCCACTACAGACAATAGAGACATAGACAACGCAATAGTGATAAGTGATTTTGAAAACTTTTTCATATTAATTCCCTCCTTTGTATTATTATTGTAATTATCATATACCAAAAAAGAGAGAATTGCAACTATAATGTACTAAAAATATTTTATTTATTAATTGTAGTAATTATATTGGTAATTATAGTAAATTTAATTGAATTGATTTATTAAAATAATACAAAAAGAGAAGAGAATTATTAATAGTCTCCTCTTTTTGTAAAATTATTATGTTGTCAATATCATTATTCCACCATTACTAATAAAATATAGCAAACTAGCTTTAGTAGCATAGTAATCATGAAAATAGGTATTAAAATCATTTCTATCTATAGTTGTTGTATTTAATACAGATAACGAAAGAGTAGCTATATAACTAGCTAATGCATTATATGCTGGTGTATAATAATTAGATGCATATGTTACTGATCCACCAATTGCTATATCGAACCCTTCATCAGTATAAAATGTTTGATTTATAATCTGAGGATATTCAGAAAATATAATATCCCACTCTTTACTTATAAATTTTTTCTCGAACGGAGTAAGTTTACTATCATCTGAATAATCAGATAATAAATCCATTGCTTGAGTATCTTGTATTTTTGCCCAGGTATAAGAAGTAGTAGATGAAGAATCTAGATAATAAAAATCCGTATATGTTCCTATATAAGTACCAGGTGTTTCTCCGCTATTTTCAGTAAACGTTGCCCCTCCATCATTAGAATATTTAATATGCAAATATGAACTAGACCCATTTGCACCTGTTGGCCCCTGAATACCATCTGTTCCAACAATTTTGCTCCATATATATTTTGTTGGATCTATAGATGCAGTTGGAATATTATCAGAATAAATACCTATATATGTCCCACTGCTAAAACTAAATCCAGTTGTTCCTGTACTATTAGAAGCATAGGCAATATGCATATAAGATGCTTTAGTATCTGCATATAATTTAATGGATGTTGCAATAAATTGTGATAAATCTTCTCTCGATGCATAATAATCTTTAAATTTATCATCAAATTCTTCTCTGTCTATATTTGTTGTTTTTGTTAAATCAACTAAAATTGGTGTTGGATTACTAGTATTATTAGGAAGAACTGTTACAAAAAGATAAGTATAAACTGCATCATAAGCATTATCATATATATTGTAAAAAGATGTCATTTCTGTTGACGGATACAATAATACTGTTGCATCATAATTGATTTTTTCTACAACAATAGTATCCCATATTGGTTTTAATTTTGTCTTTTCGCTTTTTGTTACTTTTCCTCCATCAGAAATATCACTTAATTCTTCCAATGCTAAAATAGCATCTGTTTTTGCCTTATTCGCTAATGCTTTTGCAATATTTGCTGCAATATCATCAGTATATTCAGTATAATAAATCCAATCAGAAGCAACATAACTTCCTGTCAATCTTTCAGTTATACAAATCTTAAAATCACCATTAGTTTGTCTCCATAAATCTTGAACATTATAAGGTGGAGATGGTGTTCCTACAAATATTCTTAATTCTGAATCTAGTGATCCTTGCGCTTTTGAAGCATCTGATAATACTTTTATTACATCTACATTATCAATTAATTCCCATTGATAAACACTTGATATATATGAAAATCTATATGCATCTCCTTCAATTACATCATAAAATAAGTCTCCTATATGATAACCTTTAATTGTATTTGTAGTCCATTCAATACTTGGAAGATTAGTCAATAATGGAGCATAACCATAAAAATAACACTCTATTTTACTATCTGCACTTTGACTCTGAAAATTAGTATTATCTGCATTATATAAAGTATCTGCAAATAATTTTAAAGATGTTGCTATAATTGCATTTGGTTTAGAATTATCAATTTCTAATGTTGATACTTTTGCTATGAGTTCTGTTTTTGTAGTTTGTAAACTATCATACAATGTTTGAATAACTCCAATTTGTGGTGCAGTAATTGATTTAGGTACTGACAAATTAATCCAATTATTTAACTCAGTTTGTAATGAATTTAAAGCAGTTTGATAATTTGTTTTTTCATTAGGACTTATATCACTTAATCCTACTTTTGCAGCAAGATCAGTCAATGGTCTAGATTCTTCAATTACTAAAGCTAAATCAGTTCCAAGGATAATAGAATCACTTACACTAATTGTAAATGTACTAAATGAACTAGTTATTTTTAATCCTAGTGCAATAATTGCTTCTGCTAATCCTGATATTGATTCTCCTACATAATCTCTTGCAATAACCATTATTTCATTTAATAATGCAATTTTATTAGTATAATATAAAGTAAAATAATTAATAAATGTTGCACCAACAATTGTTGAACTTGTAGTTAAATTTGATAATATAGGACTAATATATGAACTTAAATTAGAATAAGCAGTTTGATAACTTGATAAAAGTGTAGCAATAGTAGGATAAGTAGTATTATTCCAATAATCTGCTTGCATTTCTACTGTATTTTTTTCACTTACAATTGCATCCCAATAACTTTTTACTGTTTTCTTTTCTTTTGATGTAATAGTTGTATTACTTGCTACTTTTGTAATATCTACCATAACTATATCTCTATTTGCTTTTGCTATTTGAACTGCTAAAGTTGCTTCTGCTGAAATTAATGTAGTCCCAACAGCAATTCCTTGAGGAGTTCCATCTACTATTTTAGTATTTATATCAGCATATGGTGCTTTTTTACCACTGTCATAAAATACTTCTAATGCAGTTCCTTTAAATAATTTAGGAATACCCACAAAAGCAAAAGGGAATCTACCTGTTCCTGTATCAGTACCAGTTCCCCCACATCGAATCATTGCATTTAATAGATTTTGATTCCATCCAATTGAATTATTAGATGTTAAGGTAACAATTACAGTATCATCTAGCGAATTTAATTTTGTTGCTAAAGCATCTCTATCCCCATCATTAGTATACGTGTCATAAATATGAGTATGTTCAGTTATCACAGATAAATCTTCTCTGCTAATGACTGTAAGTAATAGACCAGTACCAGAATCATCGCTAGCACTAATACTCTTTTTATTGATCTTAAATATTCTACTTTTATTAGATTGATTACCTCCTGTTCCACGAATATATAATTCTCCATCAATAGAATATTCAGCAGTTAATAGATTTATTGCATTACTTAATGCTAATTTTGTGCTCATTACTAGATCAAATTTCTTTAGAAATGCTGTTCTTTGTTTTGATGTTATTTTTAATCCTTTTCCTGCATAATTTACCAATGGCAATCCTACCCATTTATTTAACTCAACTTGTAATCCATCAACACCACATGATACTATTGTTCCAGTTAAAGAATTTTGATATGCACTAATCAAATCAGTTGAAACCGTTAAACTATTAGCAATTTTAACTACGTCTGCGCTTTCTGCCAATATTTTATCAAATGACGCTTTTAGTGAAACAGATTCGTCATATGTAATATAATTATCTTTAGCAAAGGTTTTTATATCCATTTGCATTGATGTAATTGCAACACTGACTTCAAATAATTGTTGATCTACAAGAGTTAATTCATTATCAATTTGTACTTGAGTTATTAATGCAGTCAATATATCTTTTTTAGTTTCTGCTATTTTAAGTTTTTTATTTATGTCAACTCCTTTTGATGGTTTAATTGTTATTGGATAATCTGATGAATCTTGATTTAGCCAATCATTTACAGAATTTAATGCAGTTACAATAGCACCAGAACTATTATCAACCTTAAAATAATCATCTTTTGCATCATCTAATTGATCATATAATATATTGTCATCACCAATTATTGCAAGTAATCCATCAGCAATTGCAACAATATCACCAGATTCATCTTGTACTGCTGTTTTTAATAATTCTAATGCATTAGATTGTTCTTCCGTAATTTCTTTTGCATTGATATATATATTTACTTGAATTTGAAAATCACTTAATGCTGTATTTAATTCTGCAATTTGAGATTCTACATATCTTTTTCCGTCATCTTGACGAGCTTTTGCCATTGCATTTATGAGGATTGATTTTGTATTTTCTACATCTTGAAATAAATCTCGGATTTTTATTCTCTCATCTTCAGGACTAGAATCACTGATAATAGCAATTGGATAAGTTTTGGGATTTTCTGGAGTACCTATCCATTCATCAATTAGATATGTTTCTAAAGTAGTTAGAGCAACTTGGAAATTAGTTTTTTCATTTATGTCTGGTAAATCAAGAAATTCAAGTTGAGTAGCAATATTTATAATATCTAATGATTCTGCAATTAATTTGTCTAATGTTAGCTTGAGAGACTTTGCTTCTATGGCTGTGATCCAACCATCACTTCCAAATCTTGTAAGGTCTATTTCTAGATTTAAGAGAGAACCATTTAGTTCTTCAAATTGTTGATCAACGTATTCTGTAGCTGTGGATAGGGAGGAATCCCATTTAAACTTATTTAGGTCAATAATGTCTACATATGAACTTGCATGATACAAAGAATCCGACAATCTTTGAGATGCAGTTTTTACATTTGAAATTGTTAATTGTATATCTGCATTCTCGAAGTCGAAATTGATTTCAATTATTTTAGCAGTTATATCAATTCCTAATTGCTTATGTTTTATAGAGATGGAATCACCTAAATTAATTTTGCCCCAATTGCGTTGTTCTTCCAATATCTCTAAGAAATTAACTAAACTAATTTGAACGATTGTTTTTGGTGTCTTCCTAATTTCCATTTCATCCATTCCTGCAAAATAAAGGTCTGTGACACTTCCGATGCTTCCATTCGTGAAATCCTTGTCTATCATGTATGACGTTTGAAGTTCTAGTAATAATTCAGGAGTATCAGAGAAAAATCCTTCATATGTTAAAGTTGTTTGAATCCCATCAATTAATGCTTGAACGTCTGTGATTTGAATATTTTTTGCATCTATTTCAGATTGTTTTGCGTCAATTAACAATTGTTGTGCTACTTTACTAGAAACTAAAGTCGTTGTGCTTTGTCCATTATTTTTAGCAGTTTCGATATTGTCATCAATAATTTTCATTGCATCTGTCAATACAGTCATCTCGTTTATCAAAACTGTCAACTCTATTTGAAGAGCAGATAATTGTGCTAAATATGTTGCAAATCCATCTTTATTCTGCAACAATAAAATTTGATAATCTAAAAGTTTATGACATAATTCATCAGACATATAATCTGATCTTGTAATAACTTCTCTAGTTTCTTCATTTCTTTGGAACGGGAAAAGGAATGTACTATAATTTTCTATATATGACTGACCAGAAGGGTTGATTTCATTTATTGTTAATCCATCTTTACCGTAGACTTTTAATCTTGTACAGAAAAATTCACTATCAATATTTTGTACGATTGTACGGAGGTACTTGATATCAGTAATTCGAAATCCCTTAGAAACACCATATTCATTAATTGTATAAAAATTTATTTTTCTATTAATTGAATCAAATTTAGCAATTAAATTAAATTTTTCTGCAATCTCTAATATGAAATCTAATTTAGTTTTTACAGAAACTTCAAATGAGCGATATACTGAATCTAAAGTTTCAGGATAAGAACCAAGAATCCAAGGTGTTTCTTTTAATACTCCGTCATAGTGTGTTACTACTGTAGTAGAAACTCCATCAACAGTTGTTGTAACTGATCTATCATATCCACTCATGATTTCTGATAATTTTACAGCATTCGCAATGAAACTGCGTATGTTCTTGTCTTTGAGTTCATATTCTAATGAATAGCAATTTACTTGTAAAAAATCTGTAGAATCATCAGCATTTGGTGATGGATTATCTATTATGAAATATGATGTATAATCACCTAGAATTAATTTGATTAAATATCTGTTTTTTAGCATTTCACAATTAGTATTATATTGTTGCTCATGATCTTTTTCTATTTGATATGGTAGATTGAATGTGAGTTCGCTTAATGTTGTGAGATTCATTCTTAAATTGGCAGAATAATGTTCTTTTAGTGATGCTATAATTGTTTTGTTTGGCTTGCAAAGATATAATTTTGGTTTTTGTGGAGTAAGAGATAAGTTTATATCTAGGAACATTTATTTTCATCCTTCCTTGAGAGTTTTGTTTAATGCATTTTGAATTGATGTCTGAATTGAATTTTACAAGTTCCAAAAATTTGTAAGTTATTTACACCTCTTGGCAAACTAATAAAATCTCCTGTAAGATTATTTAAACGATAAGTGTCTGGAATAGATGATGTTATTTCTTCATTTTCGCTATCAATGAATAAATCTTCATTATTTTTAAGAGAAGATGATGGGATTTCTACTCCATCAGAATCTAATAATGAGGATAGTTTGAATTCTTTTCCTGAATCTGAATTGTTTATAATAGAAATATCTCCGTCATTTACTTTAAGTAGGGAAATTTGTGGTTGACATGGAATATCTCCAAGATTAGTGAAGATTATTGTAGTACCGGAAGATGGGTTGGATGATAGGTCATAGATGTCTGATAGGTATTGAGGAGAATATTTATATGGGTCACTACAGCGAAAAATACAGTTTATATAACCCATATTTCCAGAATGTAATAATGGTGTACTATCAATTAAAGTGCAATAAAATATATAATCGGGAATTGAATCAAACGACATTGGTTTATATCCGTCTTGTGATAACCATCTTCTAACTGAACGCAATTTATCTTCATCGAAAGAATTTTCGAATGCAATTGTTAAGTTCAATATTCTTGGCAAAGGTTTTTTCTGAACATAATAAGGTTTAGGAGATCGGCGTGTTGTTATTTCCTTTAGTTCTATTGATGAAATAAAGTCTTCTGAGTAGAGTCCATTTGTATCGACATGACAGTTTATTACTCCATAATCAGTTGATAGTTGGTTATTGAAACTAAATATAAGGGATTCTGAAATTGACATGTTTGTGAATTCACCTCCATAATTATTTTAAATTAAGGAGGACAGAATTTAAGTGTCTTCTGTCCTCTTATAAAACTATTTTATACTATATTTTTAATCTACATTTCTAATACAAATATATATTTTCCCATCTGAATAATTTTTTACCGTCTTATTTCTCTCAACAATAACTTTATCAACTATTTTATCGTCTTCACTATAATCTCTTGTTATCACTTGATCTAAAATCGCCTTCGTAAAATTCTGTAGGTCAAATCTATCTAAACAATCATATTTAAGAAATACTACAATTGGAATTTCCCAATCAATACTCAGATCCTCTTTACTTAATAATTGGTGTGATGGGAAATTTCTAATCCAATTTTTATATATATTTGTTTTTACTATAATATTTTTCCCAGTGAAATCATTTTTTACTGTCTCATACATATAATTCTCAGAAATAGGATGTATTGATAAACATATATATTCATCCATAGAGGGGTTCAATGTAGATATTATATTCCTCTGTTCTCTAATAATCTCATCCTGTTCATTAATTAATTTTCCTTGTTTATCAATTTCTTTTGTTTTAGAACTCTTAATTCCACCATTTCTCTTATTCTGATATTTGGCTTTATCATAAATAACTCTATTTTGTAATAAAGATATATCATAGCACTTACCCATATTCTTAACAGCATCTTGTGATAATTTCAAACTTAATTCAGTTAAACCATTAAATATGCTTTGACATATTTTAATTTTATCTTTTGTATTATATTGGTCGTTTATATAATTAATACAATCTTCATATAGTTTCTCAATTTCATGGGCATCAGCTTTGGCAAATGTATTCTTAACCCTACGTTTACCAAATAATTTTTCATTATCAATAACTTCATCTTTAGCATTTTCCATTATGTAAACGCCACGTTTACGAAGAGAAGGTAGAACATCTAACGTTACCCATTTTCTAAATGAGCGTGCGTTTTTAGCATCACTTTCAAGACATAAATCATAAAAAGCATCTTCTGTAACATATGTATTTTCAAAATCAATAGCTTTTCAATATTTATAAAGTTTTCACCAAGTGAAAACCCTTTAATATCAAGCCTTTTACAGAGATTACTAATTTCTTCTTTTCTGGGATATAATTTACCTTTTGCTTTAGTTGTATAACCTAAACCCATTCCAATGTCATAAAGATTGAAATGATCTTCTCCATTAATTGTCATAATTCTTACTTGACCAAATTGTTCGCTGGTAAATACTTGTAACTCGTTTTTCTCATTGTTCTTTTCCATTTTTAACACGTCCTTTTCTTTTTTATTATTTTTATTAATGTTTTGTTGTCCTTTATTTAAAATATAAAAAACTAAATGGCGAGAGAAAGGACACTCTCTTTTTAATGGAGTAATTAATTCCATTAGCCATTTAGTAAAATTATCAATATTTATTTAAATATTATTTATTAGAAAAAGAGGAAGAATAAATCATCTTCCTCTAATAATCTGAGACTTCTCAATTTTCTTAATAGTGAAATCTGCTGCTCTTTCTAGTTCTTTTCTACTAATTACACCATCGACAGATGTGATGTTAAAATTAATGTTTGGAATAGTAACATTTGTTCCAGATGAATTATTGTTAATGAATTGGGGCATTTTAAATGGTTGTAATGATATATTTGGTAAAATAGATGGCATATTTTTAATTAAGTCTGTCAATGAACCATTACCATTTATTCCTGTACCATTGGCATAAGATGGAATGTTTAGGAGTTTAGCTTTGCTGATTAATTGTTCTGTTAGGTTATGTGGAACAACTTCAGTACCTTTTTCTAGATTCATGATTTCAGGGCCATTATTCCCACTAAGAAATGGTCTACTATTGGGAGGAATTATTAATTCTCTTCCCTCTTCTGATGTTTTTGCTGGCCCTCCTTTATGGAATGAAGTTCCAGATGCTAATTCTGGAATATCATAATTTGGAATACTATCTGATGCTTTTTTAATTTGATTAATAGTATCAATAATATTACTGAAATTTTCATCAATCTTCTTTGCTTTAGCAACCAAATCAATAGTAAAACCATCACTAAATTTAGTTAATGCAACATTAATTTTAGTAATATTACCATCAATAATTCCTTGTCTTATTTCTGCAAAAATTGCTTCATCTTCCATAATTGCTTTATAATGAGCATCTAATTTTACTTTTTCGGCATCTAGTCTTTCTTTTGTTGCTTCGTATTTGGTATTTTCCGCAGATTTTTGTGCTTCTAACTCCTTTTTTATTGCATCAAGAGAATCTTGAAGATTTTGTTTACGAAGTTCAATTGTATGAGAATTTTGCATATCTTCAATAGATGAATTTTTCTCTGCTAATTGAGCTTGTAATTCGGCTAATTTTTCTTTTCCTTCGTATGATGTATCTCTAGAATAGATATTTATTTGATCTTGAATTGTTTGTGCTTCAGATTGTGCAGTTGTGAGATTTTTTGTGTAATCCTCTGCAGATTTTAGTTTATCTATGGCATCAATTTGAGCATTGATAGTTTCTTCATATGCGTTAAGTTCATCATCTAAATCATCTAATACTTTTTGATGAGCTTTTTCAGCAAGTTTTACTTTATCAGAATATGCTTCTTCTGCTAATTCTTTTTCATTTTGATAGTAAGATTTTAATGCTGTTATTGCTTCATCTGCTTGAGATGATTGGATATCTAGAAGGGATTGTTTGAGGGATTTTTGTGAAGTTGTTAAATCATCAACTGATTTTTTGTTGTCCTGCCAACCTTTTCTCAACTTCTGCATGGTTATAAAAGTAGATTCCATTTGTTTCTGAACTTCAGCAGTTTGAGAATTAAATTCTGAAACATATTGAGTTGAAGCTTCATTTGCATCATTGTACCATCGAGAGGTATCACCGAATGGAGACGTAGCGATGGATGCATCTTTTAAGGCATTTATTTTGTCTCTTGCGTCATTTAGTTGCTGTATTTCAAGAGATTGTGATTGGATTAATTCAGTCGTTTTAGAGAGAACTAGGGAATAGTCTTTTGCTGATTTTGCTTGATCTATTTCTGACTGGAGAGATTTATTGCGCTCTGCTGTTAGGAGTGATTGAGCATTTGCTTCTGCTATTAGGGCATCCGTATTATCTGTATAAGATGGTTCGGACAATTTTCTGTCACCAATTTCTGCTACTGCAGTTTCATTAGATTTTCTTGCATTAAAGTCAGACATAATTTTTGAAACATAATTTCTAGTTTCACTAGGCGCATATCCACTAATATCTGCAAATGTTGCTCCACCTGATTTACGAAGTGCATTTTTGACATTACCGATTCCCCAGTTATAAGCTGCTAAAGCTAATTCTTTATCATTATTAAATGCAGCCATCATTTGAGAAAGATATTTTGAACCACCTTCGACATTTTGAGCAGGATCAAATACATTTGATACCCCAAGTTCTTTACTGGTTCCAGGCATCAATTGCATTAAACCAGATGCACCAGATGCATTATGGGCAGATGAGTCAAAATTAGATTCTGCTTTAATTACAGCGTCTATCAATGTTGCTGATAATTTATTTTGTTTTGCAGATTCACGAATTAGGTCAGCATATGGGCCAGTAACATTTTCTAAGATTTCTTTAGAAGTTTTATTTAAATCTGGATTAGCAGATGCAATTAAGTCTTTAGGAGTGATTTGTTTAGAAACTTCTACACCTTTGAGAGCATCTTCTATTGCTTGCAAATCTTTGAGTATTGATTGCCTACTTGCATATTCAGCTCTATTTTCAGGATCAGCAAGAGATTGAGAATTAACTAATTCTTTAGCTTTTTCAACAGAAGTTATACCGCCAACTTCTTGACCATAAAGAGATAGTTTTGCTAATAATAATTTTTTAGACTGTTCAAGTTCTTCTTTTTTTTGGTCTAAACTTTCTTTATGAGCTTTATTTTTTGCTTCCATTACTTTTTCAATTGCTGATTTTTCTATTGTATATAGTCCATTTACCTTTGTCATAGCAGATGCTAATTCTGGATGAGCTTTGATAAGTTTGTATAATTCTTCGGTCGTCATTTTATGACTATCATTCATTTTTGCAATAGTTGATGCTAAGTCTTTAGAATCAGATAAGTAGTCTTCTGTTGATTCTGATACATCTTCTACTGCTTTTTTTACATCTATGATTCCATTTATAGCACTTTCTGCTTTATCAGGTACACCTTCAAATAATTTATCAATTTGCGATCTAAATTCTTCAATATTATTCTTCTCTGAAGTAGCATTATGTAAGTCTTGTAACTGTTTAATTATTCCTTTATCATTTGGATTTTTAGAAAGCTCATCTTTTAATCCTGCAACTTGCTTTTTAACATCTCCGAATGCTTCATCAAATTCTATTATATTTTTACTTGGGAGAAATTTATCTAGAATGGTTTGATTATCTTTAAGTTCTCCATTGAGTTTATTAAATTCATCTGAAACTTCTTTTATTAATTCTTTTGTGAATTTATCTTTATCAGAAATTCCACCTAATGCTAAACTTAATTTTCCTAGTATCTCAACTCTTTTTTCTAGTGTCCCATTAATTTCATATAATTGCTTATTTTCATTAGTGAGACCAACAGAATCTCCCATTACAGAAGAAATAACGGAATTTACCTCTTTTGCTTTTCTTGAACTACCAAAAGATACTTGAGTAACTGATTCTTCTTTAGATTTTGCTAATGCTTCTTCACCAGAATTTCCCATTGATGCTAATTGTTCTTTAGCTTTTTTAACTGCTAATTTATCAATTATTCCAATTTGATCTTTATATTTACCATTTATTAAATCTAAATTTTTTGATTCTGCTCCGTAAGTTTTAATAAGTTCATCTTGAATGCCTTTTAAACGAGATTTTGATTCAGCAGTTAAGTCACCAGATTGGATTATTTTTGTATATTCTTCTGATAATCCATTTAATGCATCTTGTTCTTGTTTAATTTTTTGAGATGTTTCTTCTGCTTTTCTAGCATTTTCTTCTTGCTTTTGATTAAATATATCTATTGCTATAACTACTGCTGTGATAGCACCTATAATTAAACCAATTGGATTTGATAAAATTGCTACTTTCAAACCATGCATTGCTAAAGACATTCCTCTAGTTGCTGTTGCTGAAGCAATCATTTGTGTTGTATAACCAGCATTGGCTGCCCTATTGGTAATAAATGCCCTAGTACTTGCGGTCAATGATGCAGTAAGAGTGACAGAGGAAGATGCCCACGCAATAATAGATGCGGTAATTTGTGTTCCTTTAAATATTGCTAACCCAGTTGCTACTAATGCAAGAATTGTTGCTAAATTAGCAAATGTGGAAACCAAATATGTTACAGAAGATATCATTCCTTTTATTGTATTAGAATTTATTGTTGATGCCCAAAATTCCTCTGATGCTACTTTTAGCAATCCCAAACGACCAGAAATTGAGTCTAATTTTTTAGCATTCTCTTCTAATGCACTATTTTCACTGTTTCTAGCCATAGAAGCAGCATCGAGTTTTATCTGGTATGACTCCATTAATGCGACAAATTTCGAGTAATGATAAGTCGAACCCATACTCTGAGCTACAGCTAATTGCTCCTGCTTTGACATCTCACTCCAACCACTTTTTATCTCAGAAATAAGAGAATTAAAGCTTTTAAGTTCTCCATTTGCTTTTGACGTATCGATATCCATAATGCTTTTTAATGCTTTTGCTGTCTTACCTAATTCTTCAGGATCTGACTCGTCGGTTCTATATATTCTGCTCATAAAAGATTTTATAGCCGTGCCAGCTTCATTTCCGCTAATACCTAAAGAATTTACGATTGCTGTGGTCATTCCCTCTAAATCTTCCATATCTGTGTTGGCTAACCTGCTCGCGGCCCCGATTTTGCTGATCGAAGACGCTAGATCCTCTGCAGATACACGAAAATTATTTTGAATCTGGTTCCAAGAATTTAATATTTTCATAGAATCTTTTGCTTCAATACCAAAGGTAATCATACTACTTGTAATGTTCCGAGCAGCATCTGCCGCCGACATGGTGGTGACATTACTTGCCATACCTGCCACTTTTGTCAATTCTATTATCTCATTTTGATCTTTGGTAACTCTTCCAAATTCTGCCATTCCTTTCATAATCTCGACACTTGATTGACCAAGTTGTTTGCCAAGATTAATAGAGGCATTAGCCATTTCGTTCAATTGATTAGACGAAAAATCGACAACTTTCGACAAATCTGTTAAAGCTGTATCCATCTGATAAACATACTGAATTCCTTGCGAAATTGCTCGAAATGGGGCGTAAAATGCCGTGGCAGCTCCAGCCCAGAGACCTAACTTAAAAATATCCTTTGTGAAAGTTGTCACAAGACTATCTGCTGCATTATTTATTCTTGAAATTTCATTCGTAGCACTTCTTACAGATGTTGTTAATTGTGCAAATTGTAAATTTAACTCTTTTGCTGATTTTCCTCCAATCATACCAAATCTTGCCAAACTTTCAGTTAAGCGATTAACTTCTGCTTGAATTTCTGGTCTTGCAAAAACTGTATCCATTTTACCAACTTGTAAACTAGCTAATTTATTTTGCATAGTAGCTTGATATAAAGAGATATCCTTATCGCTTAAAGTTCCAGAAGATGTAGACGACCCTCCTGTACTTGTCTTCATTATCCTCTGTAAATCTTTATATTCGGTTATTTGTAATCGCAAATCAGCTAGATTTTGAACTATACCTCTACGCTGTTCATTAGAAAGATTTGTACTACTTTGTAATACTTGATTTATTGTATTTTTAACTTGATTATATTGAGATACAAGATTATTTAAATGCTGAGGGTCAGCAATTCCAGTAGCAGGAGATGTAAAACTAGTTTTCATTCTTTCTAATTGATTTGTAAAGGATTGCATCTTATTTTTCAATGCGTCTAAATTTGCCCCTGCATTCTTATCGATAAGTTTTTCACTATTAAAAACATATCCATTTTGAACGCTATTGCCAGATTGTATTTTAGCTACATCAAAAGAAAATTGACGAACCACTCCATCTGCCTTTGTTACACTTGCAGTAAATCCAGTTATATTTGATTGAGAATTCTTTAAAAAATTTACATCTACTTCTCCCATTGATTTAAATTCTTTTTTTACTCTCTCAATTATATTAGAAGCAGATACAAAAAATTGTCTTCCTTCTGCCTCTAATTTTGTCCTATCAAAGATTTTTTCTGGTTTTATAGAAATTCTTGATAATTGTGAATCACCTGCCACATAACCGGATACTGTATTTGCTATTCCTTTTGCATTTAATTTAGATATTTCTGCTAAATTAAATTTTACTTTTTCAAGTTGATTGTTGGTAGACTTTATATTTGCTTCAAACGATTTTATATTTCCACTAGAATCTGTTATTATAGCACCCAAATCAAACTTTTTACCATTAAATGCACCTTTAAGATATTTTTCAACATCTTCAATTGTTCTCACTACACCTTGTTTATATTTAATACCTTGATCTTTCAAATCTTGTTCACTAAATATTTTAATTTTTTGACTTCCACTTTGAGACGTTGCTTTTTTAATCTTTTCCACAGTATCATTAATAATAGTTAAATCTTTAGCGTCTACTTTTAATTTAACCGATATATCAGTAGTTACTTGTTTTTGTAAATCTTTTATTTGTTTATTAATGTTTGTAGTTGCAGCATCTATTTTTGCTTTAATTAATATATTTAAATCATCCAAATTAATCCACCTCTCTTTTATAATTTAGGGCATGAAAATACCCTACCTTCAAAGAGTAGGGGTTGTTGCTTGTATTTAATTATGTTATCGAACAAATAAATCCATATTTTTTTAATAGACCAATCATTCTTTTTTGTAAAATTTTCATATCTTTGGCCCATTGTTTTGTTGTTTCTACGGGATGAACACCTTGATACGAATACAATGATGAATTATTTCCGTATTCAATAAAAGAAGGAATTGCAGCAGAAACGTCTTCATAATTAACTCCTGCATGTTGATTCCATTCTCCATATGGGGTAGAATGAGGAATAATTGCATGTGTAGCAAAATATATTCTGACTTGATATTGACCATTACCCATATTTAATACCTCCGAACACCGTAGCGATTCTATGTATTCCATAGTCCTAGTGTAATGGGTTGGAGTAAAATCTCTATCATACCAAAGATATTGAATGTTTTCCCTTAATTTTTTCTTAATCTCTTCTCCGACTTCCTTTAAACTTATTGGAATCTTATTTTGTAAATATAATTGTAATTCAGCTAATGATTTAAAATCCAAATGCAAAAACCTCCAATCATTTTATTCGAATATTTAAGAAACATCTTTAATACTAGAATCAATAATGAATTTAATATCTTGTTTGTTTTCATCTGTTAATACTGTTCTATAATATTTCCCTTTTGATAATATATTTTTTAAATATTCTAATTCTACAATTGGCAAAATATTACCATTGTTTATGTAATATTTATAAAAATCAATTTTAGCATATATAGCACTACCTTTATATCTACTTATTATTATACTGCTAAATCCTCCACGAAAATTATCTAAATCTTTATTTGAACCTAAAAATCCATCTCTTATTATTTTATTTTCCAATACACTTATTATTCTATCTTTTGTCCAATAGTCCATAGGAGTGTCACATGGTATTTTCCGATATTTTATTGCTAATTCACTCATACTTGAATATCTTTTTAAAACGTTCCTAGAAAGTGTACTTTGTCTTTCCTTTTTCAATTTATCATATGATGGAAACGCAATATTATCATCACTATATTCCATTATTTTATTTAATAATTCTTCATCTGACATTAAATGTCCTGGGATCAATACTTCTTGTTTTACTTTTTTAAGTTCTATGTTTAATATTGAACTTAACTTTAATTGTAAAAGGTTTTGAATATCGTTATATTTTCCATTAAAATCTGATGGGTATAGTGATATTAATTTGACATTGTTATTGCTATATAGTTTTATTTTATCTTCCATTTTTATATCATAATTATACATATTTTCCATTCCCCATATTTCTAAATGAATTTCTTCTTCATATATTGTATAAAAAGTAAAGTCGCTTCTATAGTTAAACCCTTTTTTGATTTCTAGAAATGGGCGTTGCTCTCTTTTATACATTACATTATTATGAATTAAAAATTGTGCAGTTATATATTCATAAGATGATCTATTTAAAAATCCTCTATCATCGGTCAAATTATTTTCATCATTATAGTTCAAAATTAGCTTTATCTGTGCTAATTTTTCTTTTGAATCTATTGTAGACTTGAATCCTATCTCATTTGAAATTTCTGTATATGTAGGAAACCTCCCATATTTATCGATAATAGGTTCAATTAAATTAGCTAAATTATTCATATCAGTATAATAATATTTTGTTAAATACAAACAATTATCAGAATAACCTAATTCTTTAATTGCAGAATTAATATCATCATTATATCTCTTAAATTTACTTAATAAATTATGTCCTTTGCCATTACTATGTGCATGTTCAAATGATCCGTATTCATTAAGATAAATTTCTAATTCTTTTAATCTGTTATCTCTATTCTCCCAATACTTCCTTGGTCTTCTATTTTCATAATCAAAAGAATGTGATCTATGTTCTGATAAACAATTGTCACATGAATCATTTTGATTATGATTATGATTGCTATAATATTTAGCATAAGTAATTATTTTAGTTTCTTTTTTACAATAATCACACAATATTGTCACCGCAACGAGAGAACCTTTTGAGATATCTGTAACTTTTACCTCAAATTCATCGTTGTAATTTGTAAACTTATAACCCAAATTTTCATAATATTTTTTATTTTGTATAGCCCATTTAATTTTAGCCGTTTCCGTTAATAACATTTACATTCCTCCAACTTTCTAATTTTTATTTTATCTTTTAGACCAACCATATCCTCCTCCAACAATTCCACACATGCAAAAAGAGAGTAGTTTCCCACTCTCTAAGCAAAAAGAAATAGCAGTTGGAGGTTGCTATTTCATATATAAAGACAAGTATAGTTCGCGACACTATATTGTCTAAATATTATATTTATTAAAACTAATATTAAAGTATAAGCAAAGAATTTAAATCTTTAAAATCAGGCATTTTTATCACCTTTACTCCAACCTATAGCATCGGTTAAAAATTTAAAACTAGAAGGAGAGATATTATTTATTTGTTTGCTTAATTTTGGAATCATTTTGTTGATTTCTTTGCTGTCTGGAAGTTTTTCTACAAGTTTATTCAATTGTTTGCTTACGACATTTGCGAAACTATTATCTACTTGATATATCTGTTCAATTTCTTTTTGTAAAACATTGTTAAAAAATGCTTTTTCAGATTCAGGAATTAATTTTAAAATCTTCTCTATAATCCCATATTCCTTTAATTCATCGTATAATGCTAAAATATCTTCTAATTCAAAATTTATATTTGAAAATTCATTAACAAGAACGTATTCCAATGCAAATTCTTTTAAAGAAAAATCAATCTTTTTAACATCCCCTTCGACAATACACAAATCTAATATTCTCTTGATTGCTACTTTTTTATGAGATAATATCAAATATTTCTTTACATTTAAAATAGAATCAATTTCATATCCTTTTTCTCTAATTGTTTCAATTGTTAATAATGTTTGTTCTGACATAAAAACACATCCTTCTTATTATTCATAATATTTTATTATATTCTCGATATCTACCTTAATTTTTTGTAAATATTTAATTTTGTTAATTTTAGATTCTTCTATGTTTTGGTTGTAATCATCTTTACTTAATATGCCGTTATCATATAGTATTTTTGCATTTTTCAAGACATATTCATTCGCTGATAATACTCTATAATTTTCTCCAAAACTATAAACAAAAAGTTTAAAATCCGATTCATTATCATTTGATGCTTTTAATTTAGAAAATTCATCATACTTATACTCAAATGTTTCCCTTTCTGGTATTTTATCAGCGATTGCTTGATTATATAAACTTGCTGACAATTTTGTGATATTATTTGCACTACCCGTAAAAGATGAGGTGAATTCTTTAGTGTGTTCTTGTTTTAAATTTATAGAAGAAAAAGAAACTTGTTCATTGGTAGAGCAACCTATGATTCCTAGTATTATTATAATAACTAATAAATAACTGAGTAATTTTTTCATATTATTATCCTCCTATTGTTGGTATTTATAGTTATGACTATTATATGATAAACCATAGGAGGATACAACAAATTATTGAAATTATGTAAAGCAATATCAGAATTTTTACATTGTTAATATAGTTGCTTGATTATTTTTATTAATATTTCGAGTCCTTTTACCCATACTATTTGCAAAATTGCTATATTTTCCATATCTTTTAATTATTTCATGATATATTCCAGATTCTTTTCTAGATATAATCATCGTACTAGGTAACACATCTTGATTGTTACTATATGGCATTAATACTTCTAATAGTTCTTCATCCGTCATACTAAAACATTCTCTGGTGCTTATATTATATGTATTTTCTACATGTTTTAACTCAATTCCAAGAAATGGTTCAAATATCTCTTTAAGTGTTTTAGTTTTTACATCTTCGGGGTAAATAAAAAGACACTTATCTAAGTGTCCGTTTAATCTTAATATTTCAATTTTATCTTCTAATCTTTCTTTATACTTTCTCCCTATGCCACCCCTTGGTTTATCTGAATACATTCCTGCATATTCTACATATCGCCATTGATTATTAATAAGCACTTTCCAATCAAAAACTTTTTTACTATCTTTTATTAATTCTTTATATTTTGGTTGTCTAATAAATATTAATTCATTGTCGATAAAGAAATTGGCAATATTACATTCTTCTAACGATTTGCATTTTTCTCCATTCTTATCAAAACATATCTTACCTGCTCCTCCACCTTTATAAAATTTTTTGTAATCTATATCGAGTAGTTTACATATGTTTTCAATTGAACCAAAATGACTAATATATGTTGGTGCTGAAGCTATATCTGAATTATTATTCATATCATTGTGATAAGGAATTCTTTTTAATTTCAGAAATAGATTATTAAAATCGGTTAACATTTCTTCCTCTGTTCTTACCATACTTGTTGAGCCAGATGGAATCCAGTTTAAGCCTTCAATTACCTGATTATATGTAATGCCATCAAATACTCTTGTAAATAGATTCCAACTATACTTACAACCGTATTCTTCTAACTCAATAAACATGGGTGGCCTATTTAAAATATTATATATTCTTGTGAGTTCATTTGTTAAATCTTCCTTAGTAACTTCCCCATGAATACTATTTAAATCATATTGTGGTATATATTTTCTACATATATCATTATATTTTATTTTAACCTTTGTTTCTAAAACTCTTCTTCCAAAACCTCTATGTATTAGGTTGTCATATTCTGCGACAGTTGGACATTTATTTAACTTGTGTGCTAGTTTTATAAGCTCTTTTATGGATAGTTCAATTCTTTCTTCATCTGATAATGGTATTTCTGCAATTCCTGCTAAATAACAGGCATTTTCATAATTACCAAATTGTCTTCTATAATAATCATAAAATGGCCTCCAATCATTAATCTTAAAATCTTCCCTTGTTGGTATTTTGCCAAGTACGTTATTATACTCTTTTAATTTATCTAATGCCCAATCAGGATCTACCTTTAGAGTCTCTGATTTAGATAAATTACAAATATTTAATATATCTTCTAATTTACTACATCCAAAAATATTCCTTGTATAAGTAAGAGATGGCAACCCGTTACTATTCTTAAATTCATCAAGTTTTGGTGTTCTTAGATTCTTAATATAAAAGTCCTGTATTGCTTTAATTACTTCTTCTTCTTCCCATTTTTTGTGTTGATTTCCCATTCCTAAACACACTCCTTCAAATTTTGTATTCTTATCCCTACCAACCATACACTCCAAACCATTCCAATATAAAAAGGCAACAAAAAAGAAGGGAGGAGTGTATTCCCTTCTACAGTTAGCTAAACTGATGTTGCCTAAAACTATCAAATTAAATTATGTAACCCTTAAATTTTTACATCAAAAAGAATCCACTAAACCAAGTGGATTCTTCTTAAAATATATGATATAATCTAATTGCATGAATTCTTTAATATCTCTTAATTGGCTTGTTTCAGCAAGCCTTTTTCTTTACTCTTTTCTAGTCTCTTAAATATATAATCAATTCCCTTACTTGTCACCAATGTTACAGGTATATCAGTAACTTCTCCATTAATGATTTTAATCTTAATTACCACTTCGAACAATCCTGCATCAATAAATTGTTGATAAGGGATATTTTGTTTCCCTTTGCCCGACATTAATATTCCTTCAGACCTTAAAAAACTAAATAATTTATTCCTTCCACCTATAAATTTCAATTCCTTTGCGACAATCATCATAGTCTTATTGGTTTTAGAAGACATTATCTGATCATATAATAAAACCTTTGGTCTATCTTCTTCAATTTGCTTTCTTAATAATTCCAACTCGCCAGTTCTAAGACCTTTAAGTATTCTCCTAACCCATGAACGAAATTCTTTTGCTTTCTCAGTTTTAGCTAAGAAAGCTACTTCGTATATACCGTCCTCAGTAAATACTCTTGTAGTTTGCATTCCAGAAGGAGAACCCATTCTGACTTCGGCTGAAAATTCATCCTTTTTCAAATATTCGTTTCTCAAAACTATCTTATTGATACCCTCTCTAGGAAATGAATATCCTAAAACCATACCTAATTGTTCACTAGTCATAAAAACTTCTTTATCTCCATTACTCCAAAAATCACATTCAATACCTTGAAAATTCTCTGATTTAAACAATACCAAATCATTCACAAATGTCACCAACTTTATAACCAAGAAATTCTAATAAACAATTTTCACAAAAATCTATAATAACCTTTTCATTATCCCATTGACTCCCATACTGACCAACCTTATTAATTTGCCAAGATGGATCGAAATACTTATCTAAAATCTTATTGCACTTTTTGCAAATCATAGGTTTTTCACTGATAGCAAAATCAATTTGACATTCATTTAATAAACTAATAGAAAACACGGAATCATAAATATTCTTACCTTCAAAATAATTAATCTCTTTAATAGTATCTTTGGGAATAGTCATTTCCTGCTTAGTTGGTTTGTTAATATTTATGTCATAAAACTCTAAATTATCTCCATCTTCCACAAGTTTGAACTGTTGATATGTATTCATAGACTTAATAGATTGAACAGGTGACATGAACACCTGAACTTGTTTTCCTGTGTAAGTGTCTGATAGAGTAACCATTTCTTTGCAACTAATTTCACGCATAATTTAAAACTCCCTTATCTTTTAAATGTTAAGGCCGAATTAATCTTCCTTACATTTATTAGTATAAGGGATAAAGTTGCATAAGTCAAGACATTAATCCATAAACTGTGCAACAAAATTTTTCTGTTTAATCTTCTTCTATATAAAAAATGTCTTCAAATTTCATATTTAATACATATGCTATTTTTAGACCCATCTCTGCTGTCGTATTATATTTATTAGAAATAATATTATTCAACGTCCCTCTATGCAGTCCTATTTGTTCTGCAAGCCATATTTGTTTTATGCCTTTTTCTTTTAATATTTCTTTTAGTCTATTCTTGACCATCCCAATCACTCCATTCCTATCTATTATACCACATTGCCCATATGTCTATCAAAATCAAAACATATGTATTAGGAGTGAAACAATAAGTAACCTTTACCTCTATATAAGCATAATATCACATCAAACATATCAATGTCAAATTAATTTTATTTATTACTTTACAAATTCCATCCAATCATGTATAATAATGAAGGTGGTACAAATAGAAAATACAACAAAGAAAGGAAGTGATATTATCATTAGAGATGGGTCTTGGGATATAATTGATACATAAGGTAAATTAATTTAAAGAGATTAAAATTACAAGCACACGGTAAGTTACCGCACCCTTTGTAAGAGTACAAACCAAAAATAAAAAATTAATCAAAAGAAAGAAGGAATTAAAATATGACAACAATGACAACTGAATTAAAACTACTAGGAGTTCAAAAAGTAGACAATATGGAATTCTACGGTATCGAAGGTGGATTTAGTGAGAATGATAAGTGTATGTTAGTAAGAGATATTGCAAACATTCATAATATGGAGTTAAGAGAAATAAATCAAGATATCAATAAAAATAGAATTAGATTTACTGATAACATTGATATTATTGATCTTAAAAACTCAATCAGTGGAACTGATTCACTTTTACAAATGAATTTTACTAAACAATCCATATCAAACTCTAAAAACATCTACATATTATCAGAAAAAGGTTACACCAAACTCCTTAAAATTCTAGATGATGAATTTGCATGGGAACAATACAATAAACTCATTGATAATTACTTCTCCATGAGAAAGGAATTATTCAAATCCATTCCTAGAACTTATGGAGAAGCATTATTTGAAGCAGGAAGATTGGCTTTAGAAGTAGAATATAAAGATAAACTACTTAAAGAAGCACAACCAAAACTTGATAAATATGGAGTATTTCTTGATGCGGAGGGTACATACACATTTGAACAAGTTTCAAAAATGTTAAGCACTAGAAGCAAAGAAGAAGGAAGTAAAATTAAAGTCAATAAGAAAACTTTACCGAGTATTCTTAGAGATTGTGGCATTATCAGCAAAAATAAAATCAAAGGAAGATATAAGAATTTGCCAAACAAAGGTTTTGAGAATTACTTCAATATTTCTTGCGAAAGTGATAGGGATGATATTGATTCAGAGTTGACTAGAGTTAAAACTATTGGTATTGACTATATTTATGATTTGTTGCTGAAAAGAAAGGAGAAAGGAAAGAATTTAGTTGTGTTAGGGTAAGAAGTAATAAATAATATTGCGTAACTGTAATTGATTTTATAGAGACTCTAATCCAACTTAGAGTCTCTATTCTTTTGATAATTTTATCACATGATCATCGCAAATCCTCTCAAAACACCTCAAATTCATTCAGACCCATATAATCATACCAACAATAAATTCTGACTCAACAGAAACGATTGTGGTGCATGTGATTGTATTGTGGGTTGATTGAGATGGGATTTTTGTTTGGGTGGTTTATTTTGGGATTAATTTATTATTTAATTTAATTAATCAAACAAATTACAAAAAACCAATTAATTAAAGAATCAATCCCAAACTGAGCGATAGCGATTGTTTGGAAACAAGGGGCGAGCCACTGCACGACCATTGTTCGTTCCTTTGACTTGTCATGAAATAATAATAATAGAATATATAATTTATTTTTCAATTTGATATTTTTATTTTAATTTATTTTTTATTTGTCCTGCGGAAGTCATTTCAGCAATTTTGATTGGCATCAAAATTACTTCATGAATTTGATTTATTCTGTTTGAAAGTAACAAGTAAAATTTGACCTGTTACCAACATGTTACCCCTCAAAACCTTATGCAACAATACTTTTATAGATAGTAACAAGGTAATAAGTAAAATCTCCATCGATTATATATATAATAAATAGATTTTACTCTACTATTAATTTTATCCTCTTGTTGCCTTGTTACTTTAATAAAATCAATTAAAAATACTATTACAATAAGGTTTTAAGTAGTAACAAGTAAAATAATTTCACATGTTACTTACCTGTTACTTTTATATTTTACTTGTTACTTTCTTTTCAACTCACTATAAACCCATATTGCTTTACCATCAATTTTCTTTTGTTTCTTATTGTATTGTAATCTCTTTAACTCTTTACCAAAGTTTACATTGTTCATTTTCATAAAACCATTATCTCCACACCAAACTGTATATGATTCATATAATGATGAACTTTTAATATATTTATCTTCATCTGTCACAATATATTTCTCCTCCATATATTGTTTGACAGGACTACTATCCAACTTATATTCTTCTAATTTATTATTTACCTCAACACTTTCAGTAAATTTCTTTTGTTTAGTCAATCTTTGTAATCCTTTTAATGCGAACATAAAAATTCCATCTGCCTCTAATTTAAGTTTTTCAGATAAATTAATATCTATTTCTTCACCTTTAAATTGTTTATTAAAAGGAATTATACAAAGTCTTCTATACCATCCATCAGATTTATCTTTTGATACTGGCAAAGCATTCATAGCAAAAATAAGTTTAGCAGTATTTACAAAAGTAAAACTATCTTTACCTTTAAATTCTGCGTTAATATTTTCTCCTGCTACAATCTTTTTAAAGTATGAAGTTGACTTTAAATTATAATCTATTTCTGAGGACTTGTTTATTAATTTACCGAATAAGCTTACTCTAGCAAACGCCCTATCTAATTCACTCAATTCAATATCACTTATATTCTTCTCACCCCATATATAATCAATGATGTCTAACAATACAGATTTACCATTAGACCCTTCTCCGATCAGCATAAAAGATTTGTGATATTTGCAAGAATTTGTCAAACAATATCCAAGCATCTCTCCAATTAATTTTATTCTCTCAGTATCTTTTTCAAATGTAGACATCATATAATATTTCCAATTATCTGCATTATCTAATGATTTTAAATCATAGTTTACATTTAGTTGGATTGTACTGTAATCCTCTTTAAAGAATTCATCTTTATAAAAAACTGGAATTTCAATATCAGAAATATCTAATGTCCCATTCTTTAATATTAATCTATTTCTATTCGAATTCAATAATTGTCCCAATTTATCATTGTTAACTTGATTTATTAACATTTTAAATGTACTACTTATTTTTGCATTTGTTAATTCATCTTCTAATTCTAAAATATCCGCAATTAATTGTTGAATATGTATATCAGAACATTTTTCCCAAATAGTGTCATTAAAAATTAGAAAACCTGTTCCTAAACTATAAACAACATCATATTTAGTTATAAAATAATCAACAAATAATTTATCCATAAACTTCCCTTCTTCATAAAATTTACCTTCAATAACTTCAGTTATTTGTCCATTCTTATTATAATGATATTTTCTAGTAGTCTTTTCTGTTTTGATAGTTACTGTGAAATCCTTATTCTTTGTTTTAAAATCTTCAATTACCTCAAATATTGTATTTTTGTTTATCATTATTATTCACCGTGTCCTTTCATTTTGAAATCAGATTTATTATTATTTTGCTATCGGAGTTTTAGAATTGCACCATTCTATAAATGCGGATTTTAGTTCATCAGTTTTAGCAAATTTAACATATGTATCGTTTTTAGAACCAATACCTACACTTAAAGGAAGTAATCCTTTTTGAAAATAGAATTCTGCTTGACGCAAATTGTAAATATAAACGACATTATGATTGATAATCATTAATAATCATTCCTTTTTTATTTATTTTTATATTATAAAAAGAGTTATCTATTTTAAATAACTCAAATTTCAATCCCATTCAAATTGGGGTTTTAAGTTATTGGAGAAAGTGAGAGGAATAGAGGGATTAAGTTGTAATTTTAATCCCTTGGATTATTTAATGTCTTTTGATTTATTCTCTTCAATAACCTCTTTATCATTTAGATGTATTTTAAGTTTATCTAAACCCTTCCATTCTCTATCTTTTGCTGTTAAATCGTTATAAATTCGATACATTTCACTAGACGACCATCCCATAATTTCAATAATAAAATCTGACTCTAAACCTATTTTTGTTAAATAAGTGACAGTATAATGTCGAAAATTGTGGAAATATGTCGGAACATTAAGGAATTCTTCCCATTTTTCAATCCAACCCCTAATAGTGTGTAGTGTTGCTGGTTTACCATCTCTAGTAATAAAAATAGAGTCATGTTCCCTATTATATTTTGTCATTATTTTTTCTCTTTCAATTAACCAATCTTTATAATATGGTAAAAATAAATCCTTCACTATATATTTCGTTAACATTTTTCCCTGTTTTGTAAATCCTTTCGTTTTAATTGGTTTTAATGTTTCTAAAAATAAATCCCATGCAATATTATTCTCATCAATTATAGAAGTTTTGAATCTTAGTAATTCTGCAACCCGTGCTCCTGAACTTATTGCTAATGCTAGTAAACATGCTTCGTTTGGTCTATTAAGTGTATTTTTAAGATGATTAAGTAAACTATCAACTTGCTCTTCAGATAATATTGTCTTTTCTCTAACAGGAGATTTTGGCATTAAATCTACCGCTTTTAGCACAATATTACGATAATTTATATATGTTTCGTCATAAAACCTTTCGATAAATTCAGACAATGAACTTAATGCTGAACGTATTCTACTAAATCTATTAGCACTCCAATGTAATTCTTCTACCCCATAACTAAAGAAATCAGCAAACTCAATTTTCTTCATATCTGTAAATAATTTATTATCATTCTCCAATAAATTCCAAGTGAAGAAAATGTTAAGATCACTAGTGTAACCAGTCACTGTACCATCGCTCTTTGAGGTGTTTTTGTATTTTAGAAATCTATTAACTAATTTCACATTCTCAGGATTAAATTGTGCTGTTAATTCTGGAGAGGTTATTTGTTTTTTAAATGTTTCTCTTGGAATTGCAATCACCATCCTTATTATTTATTATTTATACTTTATTTAACTTCTCTTTCTTTCTTAATTTTCTTCCTTTTTCTATATCCTCGATATCACACCAACCATTATCCAACCTGCTATAATTAACGCACCTCAATACTTTATCAGGAAACACAAAATCAAATATCTTTCTCTTCAATTTAAATTCTGGTGTAACCATTCCCTTGACATCAAAAACTACAATTTCACCATTTGTGTATTCGACTTGAAAATCGGCTATGTATTGGATAGGACGAATCTTCTTGCCTAATTTCTCATACTTTTGTTGTAATTCAAATTTTGGTTGAATGAGAATTTCTTTAATTAATCCTTCTTCTTGTTGAGATAAGATATAGACGTAAAACTTGTATTCGATATCTGAATCAAATGTATATCCGTTTAATGTACGTTTTTCTTTCGCTTTTTTACTAGTATTTACATTGAATTTTGATCTTGCCATTTTTCACATTTCACTCCATATCAAAACAAAGGTATGCACAATGAGCACATACCTTTGTTAATTAATTATATTTTATTTGTTTATTTTAAAACTACTTATCCAATCACCAAACAACTAACTCAACAACTTTACATCATCACTCATCACATAACCCTTTTTAAGTAATTGTTTCCACAACCACTCTAATCCCTTACCTGTAACCTTTGTTGTAAAATCTGTAATAATACTTCCAAATCCATTACTATGAGTACTTGGTTTAAGTTCAAAATACCCTGCATCAATATATCTTTGATAAGGAATATTCCATTCTCCATCACTATCTTGTAATATGCTCTCATTTCTTAAAATCTCAAATAGCTTCTTTTCACCAATTGTTTTGTTATTTTTAATTCTCTCATTAAATATCTTTGCAACTTTCCTAATTCCCATTAATGAATCTGTAACAGCAAATCTATCTGCCATTGCTACTTTTGGTGCTTGGATTTGTAGCAATTCATCTTTCTCTGCAATTTGTTGATTTTTATATTCAACTAATTCTCCTACTGCTACCATTCTACCTTCTTGAGAATTGGCTTTAATAATACTTAAACATAATTTATCTTCTTTGGTAATTTCCAACTCTTTTAATTCAAAATATTCATCAATCATTTGATCTTGAATATCATAAGCTAAATCATCTTCCATAATTCCAACTAATTTTAGATATCCTTTTCTACTAAAAATAAATATGTTTTTACTAGCATTTAACGCATTTCTAGTATATATTCCGCTTTCGCAAAGTGCGTTAACGGAATTTTCATTAGTCTTTATATCAATTATATCAATTTCTGGCCTAAATCTTTTAATATTTCTATTTATTTTCTCATTCAATCTTCCTACGTCAATACCATGAACATTGGCTATTTCCTTTGCTAATACGCTTTTTTGATTTTCTCCAAATTCACCAAATATATTATGTATTTCCGCACCATTAACTATAGTAACTCCACTTACAGTTAATTCATTATTATTTTCCATCATTATAAATCATCCTTCTTTCTTAATTTTAATATTAATCACTTATAAAACTATTTCTTCTTTGATCTATCACACCACTCGCAATATGCTTCATAGCATTCTGAGCGACTGAACTTATACCATACTTTCTTTGTTTCGGGATGTACGCCTGTAGCCTTAATCATAACACCTTTATAGGCGTAGAAATTGGCTTGAAGTGGGTTGTAAACGTAAATAAATCCTTCTTGTTCTTTTTGTTCTTTTGATTGTTCTGTCATTTTAGTTTTCACTTCCTTTCATTTTAAATTTGTGTGTTTTTCAACACATAAAATCTCATCCTAATTAAAGAATGAGATTCAATCTAATGAAAAATATTAAAATTACTAAACTAAACAATCCTTGGAAATGCGGATTCTAATTTAATATTTTATAATCATATTAATGGTACAATAAGGCTGTAAATTTTGATGGGCAGAACTTGCATCTGTAGCAGTACTATTATTTGTATAAGTAGTCCCCCAATTACCTTGACCATCACTACCAGTATTTGGTTCATTATACGTTGTTCCATAAGCTTGCAATTTTGCAGTTATTGGATGATTATGTGCTGGCGATCCACTCTCAGCAGAGGTAAGTAAATGAGATTTTTCACCGCCAGATTTCCCTAGCGTGTCAAATTCAGGTTCTAAAGAATTTAAACCGACTGGGACTTTCCCATTGAGATTTGGGATATTATAAGTTGTTGCTCCATCTCCAGCACCATAACTTACTCCAATTACATTAAATAAAGCTGAATATGTAGTTCTAGATATTGCTGATCCATCACAAATCTTCCACCCATCAGGTGCTGTTAACCCTGCAAACATTTGAATTATTCCAGTTAAATTACCACTAATATTATTTATTCCTTGTGGAGGCCATTTAATCATTTTTAAGCACCTCCAACCCATTTAATTTGCATCGTTGCATCAACAGATAATTGAAGATTATAAGTTGACCCAGTTAATAAAAGCACATCAAATGCATACCATTTATTTATATCTAGAGCAACACCACTATTTAATGTACTAAGAACACCATCCACCGCAAGAGATAAAATACCTGTAGCACTTGTTGATACCATTAAAGTTGATTGTTGATAATTTATAGCTGTATAATTTGCTGTTAATATATTAGTGCTTGCTGTTACTGCTTTATTTGTTTGGTTATTTATTAGAGTTCCTTGAATTGACTTCATTATTCCTTTTAAATTAGCATTAACTGAACCTGGTGCATTTGGATCAGTTACAGGAGTTGCTGAATTTGTTCCTAATGTAATATTAGCACCATCTGCTTCCATAACTGGTACAATTCCAACACCTTGGGTATAATGATTTAATAAAAACTCCGTTTGAGCTACAGCACCATTTACAAAAATAAATCTAATATATTGTTTTGTAGGTGTTGTCCAAGGCATTAATGCTGATATTGTTGCACTACAACTTAAAGTTGCAAGCGTTGTCCATCCAACGTCTGGATTAAGAGGATTATATGTATCTGCTTGTTGTAATGTCAAAAGTCCTGTAGAACTTGATTTAACATAAATTCTAATCATTCCATCAGGAACAGGTTGTCGAGGTCTGTCAATTACAGGTGATGTATAAGTTGCATTAGCAAGTAGTAAATGAGAAGGATCTAATTTTGAATCTCTCATTACCATAGCGATATCACCATGAGTCATTGTTGCTCCTATGAGATTATTGCCTGATGGGATAGGATCTGTGATAGAAGTTTGAGTTAGAAGAGTGCCTGTATCTGTTGTTTTTATAAAGCGTGTTTCGTTGTTGAGGTTTGATGTCCCTAATATTTGTTCCATGTTGCCTGATTCATTTGCCATTGTTTGGAGCACTTCCTTTCTTTTTGGGATTATTGGTCGGTGGGATTTTGGATTGTGGATAGTAAAAAAATAAGGAGAAGAAGACAATTGGTGTTGTCTGTCTTCTCCTTATTTTTGATTGTTAGGAATTATGATTTTGGGATAATTATAGGATTGTACATTTCCTATAATTATTTTATGCTATTTATTTATTATTTTGCTACTAAACTATCAATTTCTTTTTTAAGTATATAAGCACTTCTTAATTCTCCAAAATCATATTCTTCCTCATATTTTAAGTGTTTATAATTTTCTAATACTCTTTGTGCTTTCTCTTGTGTTTCTAATTTTAAATTGTAAAAGTTTTTTATAGAATTGTTTGCGATATCACATAATGTTTTGTATAAATATTCACTTAAAATTAAATGATTGTTAATTAAATTATTTATATATTTTATTTTGTAGTCAATTAGAGAATGTGTCTTATCTATATATGCATATAATCCTTGTAATCTACAATCGTCTATTTTTTTATACTCCGTCTTACTTAAAAACTGATTATACTTTTCTAGCATATAATCAAATGATTTAAATACAGTATTATCGTTCCAATATTGATTCTTATGTCCTATATCTTTTCCATATTTAACAGCAAAATAAGTCAAACCACCAAATCTTTTATTTATATAATTTAATAAAGCATAGCCACCTTTATGCTTTAGCACTTCTTGATTACTAGGAATTTTATTTGCATTAGAACTATACTTTATCAGCAAGTTTAAAACTTCATCTTCTGTTAAATTATTTGGTGTTAATAATAATTCATAATCAATATTTGAATAATTTAATTCCAAATAATTTTTAAATATTTCATATAGATTTCGTTCTATTTGTTTATAACTACAGGCAAAAGTCTTTGGTTCAATACCGATTAAAATTATATCATCTTTGTTTTTCTTGTATAAATCTTCTTTAATTTTTCTTTTGTTAAGATAATCTCTATATATTCCAAGGAATTTATTATCATAACTACTTGCCCATACCTCTATATGAATCTCTTTATCTTTTAAGTAAAATGTAAAATCACTTCTATAATTTAGACTTGTATCATATTTTTTAAATGGAGACTCTTCTCTTTTGTAATAATCACCTAGTCCTTGTGCAATTAAATAATTTGCTACAAATAACTCATAATGTGATCTGTTTAAATCTCCTCTATTATCTATTAAATCGTCTTTATTATAGTATCCTATATATTTTTTACATTCTTCAAAGTTCTTAAAGTATTTCTGGAATTCTCTTGAAGAAATTCTTAAAACGCCTCCCATCTCTTGCTGTGAAGGGAATCTTTTATTTTCATTAATGAAAGATTTTATTTTATTTGATATACTTTCTTGAGAATTATTCCAGTTTGACATTTTTTCTGGAAGATATTCTTCCGGATTAAGATTTAATTCTCTTAACAAATTAGGAATACCCTTATCGTATTCATATATAGCATTAAATAAATGTGGGTCAAATTTTATCATGTTGTTTAAGTTATTGTCATGCTTTACTATGTAATCATACAATTCATTGGTTCTATTTTCTTTAAAAGTCCAGTATCCACGATCTTTTCGAGTAAGTTTGCCTTCAGATTGTTTTATTGAATTTATTTTCCCTTTTTTAATGTGATTACATTTGTTACAATAATACTCATTAATTTCTGTAGAATTTATATTTATTAGATATGTTCTATATTCCATAGGGAATATAACTTTACATCCTTGGCATTCAGCATGAACCATAGTAATACCATTTGGATTTAAATCATTAATTTTTACTAATATTGAATCTCCGTTTTCACAAATATATTCTTTATTTCTATAATAAGTTTTATTTCTATGCGTAACATTAACCAAAACTTCTATTTCTTGTATCATTTTATTTTCCCCTTTCCGATATTAGAGATTGATGCAATGGGAAAGACACCCTGTATCGGCAAGGTGTCTTTTAATTACTCTATAAATAGTAGCTATCTATTTATAGAAACCATATTTAGTTTATTTTTTATTATTAGACAATCGGAGTCTTAATCATCCGACCAATAGTATTGCTTGTCGTAGGTTTGATTGCTTTAAATGTAAAATTAGACACACTTGCATCTCTAGCAGATTTAGTAGAAATATCAAAATTGCCACTTGGTAAAACTTCATCTAATTGAATTTGAATTACATTTAAAGGCGTTTCATCCTCATCAATTTCAACTGTCGATAAAATACAAACTACACCTTCAGCAAAAGAAGTATTATTAATAGTGATTGTGCTTGCCGTTGCTGCAGTGGTATATTTATATCCTCTTACTTCAACAATATCTCCTGCAACTACGCCAGAACTAAATGTGGTTACTCCTGTTGCTGCGACGACAGTATAATTGGCAGGTGCTACTAATGTACCATCTGTTTTATAAATTTCTATGCCACTAGCAGAAGCTAAAGGCTTTGGCGATAAGGTTATAGTTACCCCTGTAGTCGTTGCGGCAGTATAGAAAGTAGGCATTGCCCAAGCCGTGGTTGCCCCTACAACAGCAGTTTGACCAAGTTGATTAGCAATCCAATCCCATTTAAAAAGCATTTCAGAAGTAGAAATTTCTACTTTTCGTGCGCTATGAAGGATCGCAATCAAATTATCTCCTTTTCCACCTCGAACTTCTTTTTCATCTACACTGATCTTAATATCAGCACTTGACAAAGTTGTTGATGCAATCAAACTTCCTGTATCTGTTTGAAGCAAAATATCAAATACGTCTGCAACCAAACTCATTTAAATTCCTCCTTTTTATTTTATTTTGTTATTTTACGTTATCCCATTAAATTTATTTAACTTGCTAGAATCAACAAATAAGTCATCATATGGACTTTTAAACATATTTATCTCTTCTGCAAAATCCTCAATAGTGATCTTTTCCGCAACTGTTGCAAATAAGGTATCTGTATCATATTTTTTCATCTTGCGAATTCTATAAAAATCAGCATATATTTGATAAATAGTATATTCAATCAATTCACAATAATCTTTTCCTTTATACACTGAAACAGTGGTAGTGATATCTTCCATAGTAATTTTTGATGAATTTTTAGACCTAGATTCCAATACCTTATTAGCCCATTCTTGTACTAGTTTGTTCTTATACACTTTTTGCTCGAATATCAAATTTTGTTTCATTGTTATGTCTCTGATTTGTTCATAATTTTGAGTTGTAATTATATTTGTATTATCAACTACAAAACCTTCTATTTTAGTTTTTTCATCAGAAATAAACTTAACATCTTTTCTTGTTATAATTGAAAAAGTATCTTCTAATTTTTTAATCAACTCTTCTTGTGTTAAATTTAATTGTGGCATACACATAAAAACTAACATTAATAATGGATATTCTGTTTCCTCAAAATGATTTTTTGATATGTGTAAAAGATGTGATACTTCACTAAATTTATCATAATCTTTTAATCTGACTGGATAAATACATATTGGATTATCTTTATCAATTCCTTCCACATAATCAGGTTGAGCAAATATGTATTTAAGTTCTGCCATTTATCTCAGTCCTTTAGTGGTCGAAGAATTAACTTCAATAAATAAAGTTAAACCTGAATAGGTGGTATTAACTTTATATGCTTTAAAATTTGTAATATTTACTTCACCCATGCCAGCAACTTTTTGTCCATCAACTAATTGTGCAAATTCATCTGCTATACGATATGGACGAATCTGACCCATGCCATTTAACTTCCAATATAGATTTGGAACAATTATGTCTAAAGTAAAAACTATATCGCTAGTAGGCATTGATTTAAGAGAACCATTAAATGGATTTAAGAATACTTTAACCTGAGAATTTGTTAATACTGTTTCATCAAATAGGGTTAATATTATATTACCATTTCCCATTAAGTCTTCTGTAACATCTGATTCAGACAAAGGATCATCTACTAAATGATAAATATATTTTGAGATATTTTTACTTTCAAGTAATAAAGATAATAGTTTCACAAGATTATTTTCTATATGCTTAAATTTGAAAGATTTTTCTATGTTAATACACCACCTCTAGACTAAAAATTTATAATTACATCACTGATCTCAATTTAATATGTTTAGAAACAGTTAATGTATTATCACTTCTATCTACTGCAACAAGATCAATATAATAAGTATACTGATTAGCCTTCAAACTTACCTGAGTATCATTCAAAACTGTAAAAGTATATGCACTCGATAAAGTAGTCCCATTTACAATACTAAAATCAAACATTGTTCCACTAACCACAACACCTAAACTATTTTTCTTAACACAAGCATATGTCTTCACTTGTCCACTCTTAATTTCACTATCAGGTTGAATACTACCTGTCAATTCCAATGTATACGTCTCAACAACAGGAATTGCTTCAACATTAACAACAAATGTATCAAAAATGTTATTATCACTTTGTAATTTACATGTTATTGTTGAAGTTCCAACTGATAAAGTTGAAATTAGACCTGTACTTGAAACCATTGCTTTTGTTATATCTGAGCTAGTATAAATTACAGATGGAGTAGGACTTAAAATCATATCATGATCTTTTACTTGAACATTTAATTGGATATTATTGCCCTGTTGAGTACTTGTAGTTGTTCCATTCAAAATCTCAACACTATAAACAGGAAATACTTGCTCAACTTCGCTATATACCATTCTCAAAATCAGCAAACCATTCACAGTAATGTCATCAATATTTGTTACCTGCCACGAACGCAATCCAATTTTGTACACATCATTAATCTCAATTTGTCTTGTTATTGAAGTATTGCTTATTTGTACTGCAATTTCTGAATCTAAAGTTGATATTATTTTTTGTTCATCTAGAGAGATTGAACCTTTTGAGATTATGCAAGGGATTGTGTGTAGAGTTGAGGATGAAGAGTAGAATTGGATGGTGTTGTTACATCTAATCATACTAGCTGTTTTATATGCTTGTAAATTATCAATATTACTTACTATAATCCATTTATTATTTTCCCATTCAACTATTGATCCAGTATTGACTATTGTATCAATTGGCATATGAATTTTCTTATCATATTTACCTTCATTTAATGGGTTTGAATGTGATTGAACTATTACTTGTGTTGCAATGGTATCAATTATTGCAGGAGAACCTTCGTTTGATTGATATCTTTGAATATCATATCTATCCTTTGCCTGTTGGAGTTGTACATTCTTAGCATAGTCATCTCCGAATAAACTACTATCTGTCATCCATTCTTGATGAAGATTCATTTACTATCACTTCTATCATCTTTTACTTCAATAATTTCTGAAATAGTTGAAGGAAGTCTACGTATAAAATTTCCTGTATCAAGAATTGATTTTCTTAGTTCAGGATATTTATTTAAATCAACTGAAAAAGTATCTTCTATAAGTTTCATTATTAATACAACTCTTCGATACTCTTTCTCTGCCCAAAAATTAATATCCATTTCTCCTAATGAATTTTTAATTATTATTTGATTCTTCAATTAATCACTTCCTCAAGAATACTTATACGTATTAAATTCTTGTTGCAATTCTTTAATATCTTCTTTTAGTAAATTCTTAGAATTTTGAATACCATCTAATTCTTGTTTTTTACTCGGAAGAGAATTAAAATCTTTTGTTCCTATACGAGTTTTCAAAGCAACTAAATATGCTTCTTTCTTATTATAATTTTCATATTGCATTTGCATTGCAATTAGTTCTATTTCGTCATCTTCAAGAGTATTAACAAAACTTCCATCATATGACACAATTGCAGGAACTATAGGAGTGTCCAATGTATAATCTAAAGAATTTCTTACGTATTTTTTGCATTTAGATATTGCTGAATTTAACCATTGAAAAATCAATGATTCTTTCCCGGTAAAATCTTCATCTGATTTAGATAAAAATAAATTATATACCGTTTGTAGCGTTGTAGGGGTAGACATATTTTAACCCCCTTAAATTTCTTTAAATTTTTTGCCAGAATGTTCTTCAAGAAAAGTAATTTTTTCAAAACTATCAAGTTTTACTTTCTTAGCATAATTCATAATTCTTACTTTTTCATGATAAGAAACAACTTTTTCGTTAACAAGTTTTTCGAATTGTTTTTGACTTTTTGAATCCAATATTTCTTGACATAGTTCATCAGTTAAGACTTGTTGTTTTACTTTTCCATCTGCTGAATCAAAACCTACATAAATACGAAGATCAGGATTTTGAATGTAAATTCGAGCATTTGCTCCATTCCCTGTTCCTACAAAAAAGATATTTGAATTGTTGCGAAGAGAAACAATATCTCGATTAAGTAGGTCTAAGTATCCATTTGCTTTAATTGATAAGTCACCACCTTGAACTAAAGAAAAATAAATATCATTATCAGCAAGATTTTGTAAACTTGAATATGAATCCATGAGTGGTGGAGTATAAGTGTGTTGTTGCTGATTGGATTGTTGTTCTATACTAATTTGTTCCTCTGTTTTTGTTTCTGTTGGTTTTACCGCCATTATTTTATTCCTCCATTTATTCCTTAAATTTTTTAATTGTTAATTGAATAACTTAATAAATTAAATATAAAAATAAAGGAAGGTAAGATTGTTTATTTTCAATAATATTCATGATTTTCTTACCTTCCTCTAGATATTTAAATTTAAGATTGAATATTTAATTACAGTTTATCGACAGGGAAATTAGAGTCAGAAATTATACCCATTTGTGGGATATATTCAGGTATAATTTCTGTGCCAAATTCTAGGTCGAAACGTGTCATATTTTGTCCTGTAATTACATCAAATCCTGTCGCACTTTGTAGTCCACCGCGATATCCAATTTGAAGGCAACTTTGCTCTCCTGATACCAAGAAGAAAAGAAGTCCTTCAGGCAAATAAGTATCATACATTGTGCCAGCAGAATTTAATTTTAGTAAATTATAACTATTTGGAATTTCAGTGATGATCGTATTATAAAATGAAGAGATCAAACCAGTTTTCATAATTTCTTCAATTACGGATATAGGAAGTTGTTTTGCAAGGACTCCTGCAGTGTCAGTATTGAATCCCGTCATATCATTGATTTGAGAAACTACACTGTAATCCCCGAAAATACCAACTTTTCCCCATCTGCGAATCGTTTTTATCATGTCTTGAACAGATGCTTTTGTTAATCCTGCTGCTTCTGTAAAATTTTTAATTCCTGTAGCATTTTTTACTCCACTATAAAGAGCATTCATTACAGAATAGAAAATTTTATTTTGCATATCTGTCAAAACCTGTTCCATGAGAGGGGCAAGGGAATCAGGGTTTCCCGTACTTAATTCTCTATAATTTAAACTTGTACCTCCTGAAATAGTTTTAGTAGTCATTTCACGATAATTCCAAGTGGAAGTTGCGAACGGCACATCACCTTGATTAGCTTGCAACCCAGACATTTTGCCTTGTAATTTATATACTTTATAAAGCAAACGCTCATTAAATCCAACACTTGTTACGTTTCCCATAAAGTTAAATAAATTTAAGCGTTGTAACAACGGTGCTTGAATCATAATACTGGTAATCGTATTCAACTCTACCTTCGCTCTACCATCACCCGCAAGCGCATCAGCACCCAATTTCTTAATATAAGCATTCGCCTTATTAGCCTTATCTCCAAATCTACCAGTATCTTCGCCCTTAACCATTGCACTAAAAATCTCAATAATAGGTGATTTTTCTGTATATTTATGTTCAGGTTGAATGTTATTCAATTCAACACTTGGTGTAAAATTCTCTAATCCTAAAACATTGTTACTCATTATTATTAATCCTCCTTCTAAATATTATTTATTAGTTGTTTGTAATTTTACAGTATAACCCAGTCCCACCAAAAGTAGTTTTCTCTATCACTTTTAAGACGCAAGCGTATCCAGTGTCTGTCGCTTTTTTCCACATCATTGCATTTGCTCCAGCGGGAACAGGAACTAAAAATTCTCCAACAGCAACACTACCATAAGCAGTTGTTACCAAGTCACTTGACAATTCAACAGGATAACCTACCAAATCATTAAGATTAAATGCCCTGATATAACTTCCAGCAGGAATGACAAAATCTGCTTGATTCCACAATTCAGGTGTATCAATGATATTCATTGCTACATAAAGTTTATCAGCTTTTGCACCAGCATCGTTGGCAGAAGGTACTGCTGCTTCTTTATAAGCTGTAGCATCAGTTCCAGCAGTATAAGTAGGCGTAAGAGTAACGGTGCTGTCTGCCACACTGATATTATCTAAAAGAACAACTGAGGTAGAAGATCCAACTGCTGGTGCAGTAATTGTAAGTGTTGCTGTGTCAATTGCTACTGTATATCCCAATCCAAGTAAAACTGCATCGCAATTAGTTTTTATTAATGCAGCAACTTTTGCATCAGTATCTTGTGTTAAGGCTACAATAGTGGTATAAATATTTTGACCACCAATATTAAATTGTACTACTCCATCTGCAATAGTGTCAGATCCTACTACAATAACTACTTTAGATTTACTTCCACCAGAAGTATAATTATCGGTAATTTTAAAGACATAACCATTTTTTGTAGCAGCAGTTGCTTGGACTCTAGGGTTATTAACTGTGTTCATGGATGCTCCGAGACTTCCAAATTTAAATAAGCTCATTATTAATTCCTCCTATTTCTTATTTTTTGTTAAATTAAAATAAATCCGAAATATCTTCTTCGGATTTTTCAGTGTTATGGATCGCCATAAATAGATCAGTAGTGTCGTTTTTTGCATTCAATTCAATATCCACGTTGGTTTTCAAAGAATTTAATTCCTTAACTCTTTTGACACATAATTCTGCTTCTTTTGCTTTAAGTCCCTCCATATCATTCTTTTCTACATATTCAGTTTTTAAAGAATTAAGTTCTACTTCACTAAACCCATTTTTCTTAATCTCTACTTCAAAATATGTATTAATTTCTGTTATTTTTGCCTGTACTTCTGCCTCTTTTGCTTCGATGTCTTTTGCTTCCTTAAACGCCTTTAAAGAATTTAATTCTTCAGTCATAGAATTAAGTTCGGTAGCTTTTGCTTCGATTGTTTTATTTGCTTCAACTATCGTACTATTTAATTCAGTAACAGTGGAATTCAATTCATCAATTTTAGTATTAGACTCTACAATTTTAGAATCTGAGTCAGTTAGTCTTGCTGTTAAATCATCTAATTTTGCATTGATTTCAGCAATTTGTTTTTCATCCATTTTTTCTTTTCCTCCTTTGTCTTTCTTTTTTGATAATATATCCTTAATCAATGATGAATTAACTTCTACAGAAGGTTCATCATTGAGAGGAGTCCATGCTTGCTCTACTTCCACGATATCCCCGATGGTGACATCATTGTTGGTAATATTGTATGATGTTTTATAATATTCAGATGGAGTATTATAGTCAGTCATAATAATTGTTTGACTCTGTGGATAAAATTTGTACATATAATAATAGCAATATTCATTAGGTTCTTTCATTGACATTGCAGCATTAAAAGCCCTTGAAATGATAGTTGCTATATCATCATAACTCAATTCATTGATTTCGAAAGATTTAGATTTTACAATTACTTTTTCTTTTACTTGTTTACTCAATTCTTCTTTCACCTCATCTTCTATGATAATGTTTATAGCATTTTGTTCTATTGAAATATCTGGTAGATTTGGAACTTCTATTGGAATATCATCAACTATTTTATTTTCTTCTTTATAATGATTTAATTCAATCATTAAAGCAGAATCATCAGATGGTGTTTGCCCTATAAGAATTGCATGACCACTGTAGTCATAATTCTCAGGAATTCTCCCTTGTGGTTTATAACCTGTAGCATATATAATTTGATCATTGCCATCAGCTTTTTTAGCACATATTTCAATTGAACTTTCAACAGCACGTCCATTTTCAAATTCTTCTCTCATATATTCCACAAGATGAGGGAATCTTTGTTCGTAAACATACGCTTCTCCAATAAGAGCATTTATTTTTTTATTGTTAACCTCAACTTCTCCTATATAAGCGTTTTCAAAAGAACCAACAACAAGGCTATTTTCAAAAGTTACAATCCCTTCACTTACATTCATTTCTCCATGACCACCAAAAGGAATTGTTTTTTCATCATCTAAAAACTGAGTAACCAGAGGCATTCCACGGACTGTATGTGAATTTTGTTCTACATATGGCTGTTGCCAACTTATGCCGTTTTTATTAAACTCTGTATCATTATTATAGATTTCATGAAGTACAAATTTTACATTCGCACGACCTGCTACAGAGTCTTTTTTAGAAATCTCGATTATACGTCCCATTCTTTCTTTTTCACCTCCTTTAAATGAATGATTATTGATTATTTGGTTGATGGTTTTGGTGTTTTATTAGTATTAGCTGATTTCGATTTTTGAGTATTGGTATTCTGCGAATCACCAGATGGTCTTCCACCTTTATCTCCAGTTTCATTATTTGAGGTAAAACTAGTTAAGTGGGGAGGATAGAGGGCATCCATATCCATTACCTTCTCATATTCCATTAATGACATATATGTATCTATATCGCCACTACCAACAGCATACAACCATAATCTACTTCCACTTGCTAACGTAAACATTTCTTTGGCAATATCATATTCATTTTTCTTATTCAATGAAGATGTTTTTAAATATATAAATTTAATTATATCTTTGCCTTTAGAATTAATTAGATTATTAAATACTTTAGTATATTGCCATGAAATTTGTTCTAACCATTGATAAATTTGTGTCAATACTAGGTCGATATTAACTTGCAAACTACTATATGTAGCATTCCCTTCACCATTTAATGCTCCAGAAGCAAACCCTAAATCAGTTGAAATTCTTTTCATATTCTCATCAGTTAAGGTATTTATTGTATCATTAGTATTTGTTTCAAGTTTTCCAACTTCAGTCCCAGGAGCTAAAACTAAAGTAGTGGTCTTTCCAATTCTTCTATCACTTCCAGATGAATTAGATGAAACTGCATTCTTAAAATTATCATATTGATTTTGCTGTGCATCTTTATTTAATGCACAAGTTCCTTGTTTTTCACCACTTGGTTGTTTGAGCCACCTTATAGTTCCAGCATTTTCAATAATATTTGCTCTTTGACTATCAGTATATTGATCAGAGAAAAACATATCTGACAAAGCAGCAACAGCCAACCCTCTACCAAATGGTTCATCAATATTACTTTTTATTTTTAAAACAACAGTTTTAGATTGATCTAATTTAAACCATCTTTTACTGCCATCTTTTTTATAATCTAAATATGCCTTTACAAATTCAGGTGGGAAGTTTTTAATTTCACCTAATAAATCATTACCAACAAAAGCATTAAAATATAGCATATCAAAACCAACGACATAATCATTATTTTGAAAACCCAATATTCTGCAATAATCTAAATTTAATGGTTGAATCATCATGGAATCATCCATAGACAATCCTTCAAGAATCTGCATACTGTCAACCAATCCTTGTTGAATTACTGCATCTTTATTAGATGCTTTGGAATTTCTCATAAACCCTACATACATTCCGTCTATACAAAGTCTAAGTAAAATATCTCTAGAAGTTAATTTATGATTAATTTTATCTGTCATTAAATCATATAATTTTCTTCTTTTTTGATTTTGAGTTGTATTATCATAGCATGTTGTAATTTTATCTAATGACGCAATAGATACATAATAATCTGTTGTATTCGACATAATTCCATTCATTCCATACATTTCTCTACTTAATTTACGTAATTGCATATTATATCTCATTGGATATTTACAATAAAGTTTTAGCTGTTCAAGTGAGATGCCAGTCGTTAATGCTTCTTGAAACATATATGTGGTTAAAGACATTGAATTCAATTCAATTGCATGAGAAGTTTCAAGTTTAAGTGGCGATATATTATTATATTCCTCCTCCAAGAAGAAACCTCCTTTCTTTATAATATTCATCAGAAATACATTTTATTTCAACTTCATAACCTAATACCTCCAATAAACCAATCCATCCATAATTAATAATTATTGAATCCCATTTCAAATTTCTTACCACATTTAGGACATTTGGCGTAATCTATAGTTCTTGTCATATCACAATTCCTTTCTTATTAAATTGGAATCAAAATTCTCATTCAAGGAAACTTAATAATTTTCCATTTCCATATCTTCATCAGAATTATTTATGAATAAGTAAATACGAAATCGTAGTCATCATCTGTTTGATTTTTTCTATTATATTCTTCCATTTCATTAATTACTGACAAACCATAAGCCAAACTTGTTGCTCTATCGCGTTTATGGGTTTTTACAATACGATCATAAATTATATTATTATTGCCACTTAAAATTTGTTTGATATTAGATAACTCCTGAATCAATAAATCTGTCTGAACAAACATAGAATATTCTTCAACTGTTATTTGATCATTTTTGTATTCTTCGTCTACCTCTGTAGAATGTTTTAATAATCTTAAAGAATTATTCTCAAAAGACGCTTTAAGATAAGTATACATTGTATTATTACTACTTTGAGTCGCTGTGATTCCTCTAATTATAGGTAGAGAATTTTTTATTTCTTTACCTTTATCATCATCATCTAAAACTAATGGGGGAAATTCAATCGTTTCTTTTGTTTTTTCATCTCTATATTCCCAAGCTTCATAAAAAAGTGAAGGCAAAGGTTCTCCGTTTCCACGCATATCAATAATTATTTTTATTGCATTAGGAAATTTAAGATGATATAATTCTCTTAAGAAATCTCTTTGTTCTGGAAGAGTTGCTCCATTATGAGTTTTTGTATAAACAACGTCTTTAAAATATGTACCATTGGCTTTTTCTTTAAGTTTAATCACATGGGTACATGCATTATCAGAGTTTTTAGCATTAGATAAAGCAACGTCATGTACAATTACATATTGACTTTTACTCTTTTTTGGTTGAATTAATTCACACTGATCTAATATTCTACATGGGTATGTTATTTCATAAGGATAATAACTTTCACCACTAGAACCTACGAACTGTCCACAATACTCATAAAGAAAAATTTCTTCAGTTGTGTCTGGCTTACTTCTTTCTTCCTCAATATCTTCTGCATCAAATATCATAGCTTCAATTCCAACCTTATAATCTAACGCACAAACAAAATAATTTTTATTACCTTCTTTCATTTTATCAGCAAAATAAGTAAATCTTTTATACAAATCGCTTGTTTTTAAAAAAGCTGAAGATATAAAAATTACTTTGCCTTTTTCTGGTTGCATATGTTCAATTGCAACTGGTCTTTTAGTTTTTGTCATCGGTATTAAGATGGTTGATATTATACTATCTGGCACGAGCCTAGCTTCGTCAATTGCCAAATAATGGAATCTCCAACTTCTAGCTCCGTCACCTTGATTTCTTCCCAATACGATAGCTCTAATTTCACTACCATTTCTAAAATTTACAACACAATTGTCCGAAGAAACACTAATTGGGAATATTATTTCTCTTGCTATATTTGGATTGTTAGCTAATTCTCCTTTAATTTTTTGAATAATTACGTTCCTAGCCTGTTGTCCTTGCCCTGAAGCTATACCACATTTTAACCCCTTGTGAAGAATACAAGAGCAAACAAAAAATAAAGCCACTATCCAAGATTTTCCAAGACCACGACAACAGATAAGCATTATATATTGATATCTTGCCATTGCTCTTAGTATCAATCGTTGAAAAAAATGAAGCTTTAAGCATAGAATTTCAATACAAAATTTGTCGATATGAATTCTATAATATGCAATGAATTTCTTCCATTCTTCATCATTTAAATTTTCCCCTTCTCCTATAATTGGATCATAACTAAAACTACTGTCTAAATTATCATAATCACCATCTTTTATATGTCTACTTTTCTTACTAAAGTTTTTAAATACTGCCATTATATCACCTACAAAGATTTCTGGATGTTATTAAATTGATCTAATAAATGTTCAATAGCATCTTTTTCATATTCTTCTGCTTCATATATCCACTCTTTACTTTCAATTTTATCAACAACTTGACTAATACTATTGATACCTGCACTCATACTTGATCTAGAATTCTCACTAAATTGAGCAGATTTCGATAGAGTATCAAAAGTTGATTGTAAATCTTTATATTTTTTATCTGCTCCGTTTACACCATCTAACATATCTTGATAAGCTTTATTTACAGCTAAACTAGCACAACAAATTTTCTTTGCATAATCTTTATAACTAGTTGTGTTAATTTTAAAATCAGAATGTAGTCCCGTAAGATATTGATTAAGATAATTTATATCTGTTTGGGTATATCTCCCGTTCCACTCTTCGCTATATATTCTTGTTTGATCTTCAAATACTAATTGCATCCCCTGTGAGGTGTTTTTAGCAAATATACTATCTTTATATCTTATAATTCCTTGTTTTTTCCACTGTTGCATGGATGAATTTTTAAGATACAAACCTAAAATTTTAATACTGTCTTTTTCTTTTTCATATGTTGTAAAAAATACATCTTCAATGTACGGTCTATCTAATAATTCGCAAATCTGTATAGTAGCATTTCTAATATCAGAACCATTTTGTATATGTGCGTTATATAATTCATAAATACAATCCTTACACGTTGGGAAAAATTCACTATACAAAGGGTTATCTGTCTTAAAAAAATTACTTATATTTATAGATTTAATTAATCCACATTTAGTACAAGTAATTTCATTACGTTTAATTTTTACTTTTGTTTTAGATTTTTGAGTAGTTACCATATTTAATTGACTCCTTAATAGAAGAAGTTGATATTTAACCAACTTCTTCTAAATATTTATATTTACCACTAATATAATTTTCCTTAAATTCATTAAATTGTTCTATATTATTTTCACCATACCCATAAATTTTGTGGAAAAGTGCATGAATATCACCAGTTAAACAAACTCCGACACCATGAATTTTATGTAATCTACTACATTCATTTCTAATCAATACTAATTCTTCGTCCGAATATTCATTAATAAATCTTCTTTTTTCAATATTTAAGTTATCAAATATATCATTAAATATTTTATCAAATCCATATAAATGATGAATTACATCAAATCGTTTATTTGTTACAACACATTTATAATTTGATGCTATCATCGATTCTTTCTTCCATTCTGCAATAGAATCTCTTAAAATTGAATTTATCTCAGAGAAACCACCCTTCCACATTGGGTTATTTTCTCCTTTATGCATATCATAACTACATAGATTACAACCATAAGAATGAAGCATTGCCTCATATGTTTTTGTTTGAATTATTCCCTTATGTATTGGACATTCATATTCCAATGGTGATTGATTATTAATATAATCTTCTTCTTTTGATAGAAGAATTACTTTTTTATCTTTAAATAAATCTTGAACTTCACTAAAATCTCTTCGTTTATCTTTGCTTAATTTGTCCCAAGAACAATATTTGCAATCTTGATCTTTATATTTGAAATTTCCATATCTTATAGACTGAACACCTTTATCTATATGTTTGTTACAAATGAATTCCATATATGATTCTGCATTTTTATAAGTTTTAGTTAATAATACTAAGTCTCTTTCTTTGAACTCTTCATCTATTCCATTAATATTATATTTAGTTTTAGCAACTGCAATTTTGCTACCTACACCTTTTATCTGTGGGCTATACCTGACTCCATTTTTAATTAAGCATAATTCTTCTTGTTTCTTATGCCTGCATTTATCACATGCGTCTTTTATTATAGGTTGATTTTTATGACTCTTTGTATATTTATAATATGGTTTAGATATAACTGTTTCTATTCCTTCTTCTAAGCAATAATCACATAAACATTGGATTGGTGCATTGCTACCATCTAATAATTTATGAACATCGATAGTAAAAATCTTTTTGTATTTCCACTTATGACCTAAACTTTCAATATATTTCTTATTATTTGACAGACAAGTAACCTCTACTTCTTTTGTTAGTAACATCTTTATTTCCTTCTTTCTACACATTTATTTCTCTCTACACTAAAACTTAAAAATATAAAGAAGAGAGGCGTGTAGAGATGGGTAGCTACTCCCAAATTACCTCTCAACTTTGATCCACAATATTCCTGTGAATAACAAATAATCCAAACATTTCTGCTTGGATTATCGACTTATCCACAAAACATTAAATTACATATATCTACATCTCTATATAATCAATATTATAAATATTCTCTATTCTCCCATAACTTTTTTCTTTTTCCACATCAAACAACATAGTTTTAAATCTAATTACATTATCAAATGTTTCTCTATCAATTTCAGTATCCACAACAGCATAATGACTTCTATATCCCCTTGCATTATCACTAGCGTACATAAATTGTATTATACTTCCATTATAAAAAATAATCTCAAAACGATCTTTTGATTTACTTATACTTTTTATATCTTTTAGAAATAAACTTCTAAATTGATCTTCTTCAGTTATATCTTGAAACTTCTGTATTTTGTGCTGACCATTATGATAAAATATTACCTTAATATGCTTATTTTCAATACACTTAAACATATACTTATAAAAAATACCATGAATTATTTCATATTTATTATTCCTTTTAGCAACATCATATCTTTCTTTATTCCCCTTACTGTCATCTTCTAATTCTGATGCCATATTCATTGGATAAGAATAAAACGCTAATAAACAATTCAATCTTCCTTTACCAATAGTTTCATCTAAACCACTTAAAACAATTTTATCTAATCTCATTTTGATCTCAAGATTATTTATCTCATTAATTAATTCACTAGTTTCTCTATGTGAATCCATAATATTTGATAATCCTAAAAATGGTTTCATATAACTAACCATAGCTAATTCTGGTGTTTGTAAGAATCTCAAATTACCATATTGTAAATCTTTCTTTATTTCATTAATATTTATATTTTGATATATTTTTCTTCCATCTAATCCTCTTACAGAAACATTATTTGGATTTATATTCATCTCAAATTGTTCAATAAATCCTAATCCCATACCTGATTTATCTACTAAAATAATCTGTATACCGAACTCACAACACAACCAATATGCTTCATCTACAAGTTCTGCAAAAGATTTTCCTATAAATGTTTTGATGACTAGAATATCTTTCCTATTTCCTTGTGTATTAATTGCCATCATAGTTGTAATGTCTCTATTATTACCTGTGGTGGAAGATACATCCACAATTAGATAATCACATTTACGATTGTTTGACATGGTTAATACTCTATTTTTGTTTAATAGTTCCTTAGTTATCATATATTTCTCCTTCTCATGGTAGGACATGACCCAATATTTTAGTGGTAAGACACTACCTTATTTGTATAACTTATTTTGTTACACAAAAATACTCCTAACTAAAAGCTAGGAGTACTATCTATAGCAAAATAAATATTAAATTACCAAAACATTAAATCAATCCATAAAATTTCAATTCTTTTGTAATAATTCTTTCCCATTCTTTTGTAATATCTATTTTTGTTCCTTCGTCTATTTGATCCCACACATCGCCAAGACCACTTCTCATGGTAATATCACCAATTATTCCATCTATAATATTCTTAGTCATTTTATTCATTAATAATAATTCCCTCCCATTTAAAACTTAGATTTTATATTATCTAATCCTTTAAAAACTCCCTCATCTCATCCTTAGCATTTTCATACCCCATAGACATACATTCCTGTAACATACTATAAAGAATATTCCTTAATTGCGATCCGCACTCACACTCACTATTTTCAATATACTGAGCATAATGTTCTACTAATCCAATTTCATATTCTTCCTCTGGAGTAAATTCACCTCTAGCAGATTTACATGAGACGCAAGGACAAGGAACACAATTCTCATCTTCTAATAACTCATTATCACAACAATCAGGTTTACCACATGTACAATTATACTCATCACAATCATCATTATCGCAAGAACAACACTTACAGAGATATGATTCATCCTCAGTAACCAATTCTTCCACATTACTCTCATCATCAAACTCACAAAATATTACTCTTCCCTTACCTGCTAAGAATTCCCTAACATCTCCGAACGACATATTTGACATCACGTAGTAATCTATATTATCAACTTCGTCATATTTATAAGTTCCATCATTACATCTAGCAAATTCACAAAAGAAACCAATTTCTTCATCTTTATAAAATTGTAAACTTACATAATATTCATCAACATTACTTGACAATTCCATACACTCAGCATCTATTCCATAGTCATTATGGATATAATCATAAATATAATGTGCTACTGAGAAGTCACAAATAAACATTAAATTTTGTTCAGAGTCTAAGTGGTTGTCGATAATTTCTTCAACTTGAGATAATGTATATTTTTGTTTATTAATTTGCATAGTTAATATTCCTGCCTTTATTATTTATTTTTATTATTATAAAGTTAACATAAATTAATTCAATAAACTCTAACTACTCTTCTTCAACAACATCAAATTGACTCATAAAATTATCTAATTGCACATCTAACTGAGCAGAAACCTTAATCATTCCATTACCAAGTTGACTATATATTTCAGTAGATGTTTCTAAACCAGTTTTTGTTTTTATCGCGTCTATGTAATTAGTTAATAATTCCTTTGCTTCATAATTATCCATTTCTCTAATGGTATAAATTATATCTAACAATTCTTGACATTGAGGGCAATCACATTCTTCATTAGATTCATATTCTGAATCACTAGAATTATATTTATTAATATTAGTGACATTGCTTGGTTTGGGTGGATTACTATTTTCAGGAGAACCATTCATTTTAGGTAATGGAGGCATGACATATAAGGTGTCGTCATTTAGTAAAGATTCATAAGTTTCTTTATCAACATATTTCCCATTTATCAAATGTTGTACTTCACTATTGTTAATAATTTTTTCAAATTTTATTTTCTGAAAACTCATTTAAGTATACCTCATAAATCTTTCGGTTTTAATTTTATTATACATTAATATAATTATTTATAATCTCTTCAATATTATCAAATTCCCAATACCAAATTTCTAGAAAATTATATCCGTTTTGCAATGCATATTCTTTCTTTCTTTTGTCATGTTCTTTTTGAATTTCAAATTGTTCCTCTGCATATTTTTTACCTTTACCTTTGAAATCTATAGGTTTTTCATGCTGGTCTCCTTGATATTCTATAAGTAAATTTAATTTAGGGATATAAAAATCATAAGATAATAATTTTCCTCCTAAACCTAATAATCTATTAAAAGTTTTTTGTGGAATATAATAATTATCTTCATTTATTTTTAATAATTTTTCATACTCTTCTTGTATGATTTTCTTCCAATTATTATTTATTAAATGTATTCCTATTCTATCTTCTCCTTTAGAATATTGACATTCAGGACATCTAAATTTGTAAGTATTTGAGTCAGATATTTTTCTTTTATAATCTTCGTGTTTACCATCAGGACACTTCCACCAAACTTCTTTAATGCTAAAAGGGGAATATTCAAAAGGTGTTTTTTCATTTTTATTAGACCAAACTGCAGCAGATTTTAAAAATAATGATCCTAAACTATCTAATTTATGTATCTTATGTACACTACCTCTACTATGGCAATAAGGGCATCTAACTTTATTTATAAACCCATTACAAATTATTGGATAACTTCCATGATAATCTTTTTCTTGGCACTTAATCCATACTTTTGGTTTGTTTGCACATCTTGATATCTCCCAAGGATTAACTGTGTTTTTATTATAATCCCAATATTTATCAAGAAAATCTTTACCAAAAGTATCTATACCCCATACAACCATCACATCTCACTTCAACTAATACATGAGAACCATTAGATAAATCATCTACTTTCACTTCGAACTCATCACTCATTTTAGTATAAACATAACCTTTATTTACATACCATTTTTTATTAGATGAACTCCATTAATTAATTCTGTAGCCTTATGGACTGCTTTAAACCATGATTCCGCTGTTTCTTGTGGTGTGAAACGAGTTGTGGTTCCATTTGTGTTATCTGCCGTAATAAAATCGTTTCCAACTACAAATAAAATCTTCTCAAAAGTTTTTTCTTCAACTCTATCAATTACATCATTAATTACCTGAAAGAATATATCTTCTGCAATTTGCATATTATATTCATTTCCTGTTGATAATTTGTCTGATAATAGATTTAAGCGGAAGTCGCAAATAGGAATAATAAGTAATTTTCCATTTTGTTTATATTACAATGGTTTAATACTAGATTTATTTCTTGTATATGTTTTTAATTTAGTAAAAATCTTTTTTGCATCTGCTTCATTCCATTGATATTCTGTTTTAGGCTTTACAGCAATTTTACTAGCATAAAGAGTCTTTATCCCATCTGCCTTAGTATTCATATTCCACATACTGTTCTTAGCACTTACCAACTCGAATAAGTTACAATCATAACCATGTGATTTTAAAACAAAATCAACATCTTTAGATTCTGCAAGACTCATTTCTAATAATTTATCAGAAATTTGAGAGTTATCACTTTTAATTTCTACAGATTCTTTATAATTATTAATAGGAGCAGGAGCAGGAGTAATTAATTCTCTATCACCATTACCAATAATTACACTATTAATAATATCTTTTGCTTTTAATATTCCATTTGCTTTGCGATATTTCTTGAATTTGCTCCTTAAAGCTTCTCCACTGGTATAATTCCAAGTTTTTGCCAAATAATCCCATGAATCAGATATTTTCTTATTATATTTCTGGTAACAGATGTCAATCAATTTACTATCCAATGTGTTATTAATACCACCCTATATATTTATTTTTATTACATACAAAAAGAAAAATTAGATTAAAGAATATTTCCAGAATTTCGACGCGATAGCTAGAAATTATGCAAGCGTAACGCGACAAAGCGTTACAAGACCTTACTTCGTTTCGTTCTATTATAATTTATCATTTTTAAATTTGTCCCTAGTCGGGAAGACATTATTTAATTTATTTTTTATTTTAGGGACAATTATGGTGCAAGCCTCTTAAAGAAGGGTTGCAACAATTTTGTCCCTAAAATATTATAAATCTATTTTTTCAACAATCCAATATCTCTTATTATTACTTTTCTTTGGTAATATTATATAATTTAATTCAATCATTTTTAACCCATCATTTAATTTATCATAACTTTTTTGTAGTCTTCTGTTCACTTTTAAATCAATTTTCTCAATTAATTCTTTTTGTTCTTCTTTGTATAATTTTTTCCCTATAATACTTTCTAAATATTTCTCTAACTCGTCAATTGCACTTTGTTCTTCAATCATATTGTAAAATTCAACTCCAAATATAGATTGAATATATTTACAATAACCATATTTTCCATATCCTTTTATAGTTAATATTTCAGATAAATCCTCTTCGCATTTGAAAAACATTAACTCATTTATTTTCTTTGTCCCTTTATTATTTTCTGATACAACATTGTCATAAACCATATTAGAATAATCATATTGTCTTGGAAATTCTTCTATAAATTCTTTAACTGTATGTTCTTTCAGAAAATTAGCCATATGTATCTTTTTCTTTAATTGAGTTTCTTTTCCTCCTAAAGAATTATTGCTAATGACTTTAATATACAAATGAATTTTATCATCTTCATCTTGTATCCGTTTTCTACCCATGCACTGAATTAAAACTCCTGTATCCTCTACCTCACATATGACATGTAGTATTTCCTTATCAACCAAGTTAACCCCTGCATCCATACATGTCGTTGTAATAAGTATTAATTCCTCAAATTTTTCACTCTTTAACATTTCCTTAATTTTTGTTTTATCCACATATTTATAATAATCACTATTATGTTTGCTACAATTAAATAAACAATAATCTTTATATTTCTTAACTAATTCGTATGCTTTCTTTGCAGACTGAATAAATAATATTGCTTTCTCGTTTCTTGTAATTATTTCGTCCATAAACATATCAAATGTCTCATCATTATGGAAGAAAAATAAATCCTCAATGAAATCAAAGTCAATTGGTAATTCATAATCTATTGTTTCTATTCCCTTGTTTTCATTGATAAATCTTTTCATTTGATCACCAGTAGCACTCATAAATATCTTTATTGCTGATGATTGGCTTAATATCAAATCAAATGACATATCTGTTGTTTTTGAAAAAGATGCGTCACTCATAAAATAATGAAATTCATCACAGACAATGTATTTGTATTCACTTAAATCATTGAAATATTGCTTCAGTTCTTTGTATTCTAATTTTTGATATGTTTTTATATCTATTACATCTGATTTATTATCTCTTGATATTTCGTTAATAAATTGTTCTGTGCAATTACTTCTATGTAAAAGCATTAATATTTTCTTGTTTTCAGCTTTTGCAATATTATAAAGCGTGTTCTTGATTAACCAACTTTTCCCTACACCTGTACCTGCTTTTATTGTTATAATGTCCCCTAAGTCCCATATTTTTATTTGTTCTCCTGTTACAACATCACTTACTCTTAGTTTCTTTTTCATATATTTTACCATCCTTAATCCTATATTGGCACAACAAAATAAACACTTAGTTTAACTTAACCAAGTGTTTGCTTGAATTCTTATTTAATTATTGTAATATTTATTTACAAACCTTTTGCAATTTATATTCTTGACATTTTTTACACCATTTTTCATATGCGATTTGTGTATCATTATGATTAAACATAAAAAATACATTCTTTGTTTGATGGTGTCTACCAGTACCTAGAACTCTACAACCTTCAGAAATATAGTAATTGGCTTGATCTACGTTATAAATATATTTCATATTTTCTTCAGGCATAATTATCAACTCCTTTAATCATATTATTTATTTACCTAATAATATCATACTTAGTATAATAATGCAAATAATTATTTATTAGTTTAATTTATGTAATTCCTCTAACCTCTTCATTCCTAACTCATAATACTTTTCGTCATTCTCAAACCCTATGTAATTTCTATTAATATTTTCACATGCTACAGCAGTTGTAAATGACCCCATGCAATTATCTAATACTAAATCATTTTCATTTGTATAAGTTTTTATTAGATATTCAAATAATGCTATAGGTTTTTGTGTCGGGTGAATTGCCTCTTTTTGCTTATCAGTTGGAAACAGCAAAACACTTCTAGGATATCTCTCTGTACTATCATAAGTAGTCAATCCATGTTCATTATAATTTGATGTCATTACACAATTAACTTTATGTTCTGCTTTACTTACTTTTCTTTCATGCCCAAATGTCTTCTGTGGATTATATGTAGGAAGTTTCTTATAGAATACTAAAATATTTTCATGAGCTTTCATTGGCATTTTCTTAGCATTAAGATGTCCTGTTGCAGATGTTTTTTCCCAAATCCATTCATATCTGAGTAATTTTAAATTACTAACACCTAACACCTTATCAAATGGAGTTTGTGCTGTTAGAGCTATTGCTCCATTATCTTTAATTATTCTCTCATATTGCTCCCACAATTTATCAGGAGGAATAATATGATCCCATTTATTTCTTGCAGTTGTTCCATATGGTAGGTCACAGAGGATTAAGTCAATACTCTTATCATCTATCAAACACATGCCATTTTCTTTAATGCAATCAGAATTATATACTTGATTTATTTCTAGCATTATATTCCTCCTCATAGTTATTTATAAAATATTATTTATATATTGTAAATCAAATTATTATAAAATAACCACAATCAGCACACCATAATATTGTCTTACCACAATAAAACTTTAACCAGAACCTATTTTTGAAGCATACAGGGCATAATGTATCTTCATTAATTGAATCTATAATATTAGTTTCTTTCATTTTATTATTGTTTAATCCTCCTTGTAGAGAATAAATTATAATATGATATTGTTATATCTAAGCAAACCTTTATCTCTTTCTGTAATTGCTTCTCTCAAATCTTTAAATCGTCCTATATTTATTTTATTTCCATTCACTAAGATAACTACCCTCCATCTATAATTAATCTTATCCCAATAAATATATTTTTCGTCAGATTGTTTTTCTGATTTATTATGTATTGATTGATAATCATCCAATTTAATTCCTGTTAAATGCTTCCAAGTTTTCCCCATACAAATATGTCTGATTGTGTTACTTACTACTCCATAAATTTTAGATAAATCAGCATAATTATAAATTCCTGTGTTATATTTATTAATAATGTCAAAAACTTCTTGTTCAGACAACTCGGAATATTGTCTATTTCTTATCAACATATCATTAACATTTTCTTTTCTAGTACCATGTTCTAAATGATCTGGATTAATACATTGTCTATTATCACATTTATGTCTGACATCCAAATTTGTCATATCAATTTCAGGATGTATTTTAATATAATACCATCTATGTATATCATACGCCTTACCATTGATTTTAATTTTGAAATATCCACTATTGCCACTTGAAGCATGACTTATTATTTCATGACATCCATTATCTTTGATTTCATAAACAATATTTTTGTGATTATCATCAACTTTAATTATGCCAATGTTATTTTTAGTATTTAACAATAATCTAACCATCTCCTTTTTAAATTTCATCGACTCTACAGTAAGAGAATATCGACTCCTCCAATAAAATACAGTTTTTCTTTGATTGTTAATGCCGTTTTTATCTAGGTTATACGGCAAAACCTATTTAGTATAATATACTCATTTTTTAAATGGATAAATGAGCAAACCACTGGCGTAATGCCAAATCAGTTACCACGTAGTCAACGTGAAGTCCATAAAGGACTAATCAGTATTATTAGAGGATATTTACCATGTGCCTCGATGAAGTCAGTTTACGAAACTACTTCCATATTGATATGTAAGGGAGACGGTCATTTGCTCCCTGTTTGTCGTAATGTATGAAGGCAACCACTATGTGTTATTGCAGTTGCCTTATTTGAATTCTTGCAGGAAAATAACTTTTAGTAGTTCTCCTACTATTTCAACATTGAGTCATAACTTTTCGTATTTCTTCAATGTATCCATTAATTGAAAATATATCTAACCAAAAAGCAAGCAAAATAGGACTATTTTATGAGTAATTGAGTTGTATTTATTATTAAAATCACTATCCTCTTATTTCTAAGAGAGTATTTTTAAAATACTATAATTTCTTTATTATTTGTTCTTTAGAATTTAATCCTAAAATTTATTCATAGAGTGATTAGCGAAACGATTATCGTATTTGCTTTATAATGAATAATGTCATATCGAATTTGTGAATAATGATTTTACGTTTTACGAAAATGATTAGCGATTTATTATTTTACTATCAAAGTAAAACTTGCTTGTTCTTCATGTTTCCAGTTATGTAAAGTAAATCTACACAATCTTGCATTATTTTAGCTTTAATTTTGAAATAAGATTTAACATCTAATTTCAGATGTTTGGATAAATAGTCTATATCTTGCTTTGCTTCTGGTTAGTTTGTTTTAATAAGGAGACTGTGGTTAGGTAATCCCCTTATTATTGTCATAGTTAATTATTGTTAAATAAATATTAATTATTAGATAAATATTCTTCAACAATTTCCGATGTAGATGATAATATGTCATAAATAGGTGCAAACTCTACGATTTCTTTTAACATTGCTCCCTCTATCTGAGTTGATAAAGTATTTGAGCGATTTAAAAGTTGCTTGTATAAAGAATTAATCTCATTTCTATCAAAATCTAAAGATGTCTTTTTCTCAATTGGATATTTATATTCAACCTGATTTTTCTCCATATTGAAAATATAGTCTTTCCCAAATGACTTTGCTTCCGATGGTTTTAAATCCAATAAATATTTAAGACTATTGGATAATTCTCTACTCTTTTTAGCATATAAAATTCCAGTATCTAATGTTATTAAGTTCTCACCATTTTCTTTCCAATCAAGAAATAGATTCTTTTTAGCTTTTTCTATAGCGAGGGATAAGACAAGTTTCTCATCTATTAATTGAGAAATTAGAAATGAAATATCAGTTACAGAACAATTGTATTGACGTTCTGTAGTTTGGTCGATTGTTTCATCTGGATTTTCTGTTACCTTTGACTTTAAATGGATTTCTTCCACTTTTAATGAATTTGATTTGTTTGAAATATAAGATAGAAGAGAAGATGTATGTTGATCAAGGATATTTAGGATTCTAAATGATTCCTTTAGTGAGATTGATGTATTAGTGTTTTGTGAATTAGACATTTATTATTTCCTTCTTTCAATTTGTATTTATTTGTTTGATAGATTATTTTTTATTATGAAGAAATTGCACTTGAAACCGAATTAGTTATAATTCGAGGAAGATAAATCTTCTACAATTCCTTCATAAAATTAATAATAATATTAAACAAAATTCCATCTCTTATCATAAAATCCATTATGCTATTTTTATAAAACTCGACTCTCAATCCTAAAGGTAACGATGTCCCACCATTTCTTTAAGTTAGATAGTAGTCAAGTGAGATGGATTATGTTATTATTAATTAATATAATTAGGCATCAAAACCTTCTAGTCATAACACTTTTTATCTTACTCTGTAATATTTATTATAAAGAAATTAATATCTATTAGAAACTAATCTTCTTCAATACTTTCTTTATTTGCAAATGCAATTGTTACAGATTTACCAATTAATGTTTTAATGTCATCCATAGACAATATTTCGACTTCTCCTGTTTTCTCATCTTCTATAGAGAAACCAGTTGTATTGACGATTGTTAGAATTCCTTTTGCACTAAATTTAACACTCTCTACTTTTTCTGTTTTTACTGACATATATTTGTTTGCCACCTTTTTATTTTATTTTTACTAAGATGAGTTTTAGGTCTTCATCCCGACTTATGGAGATGGGTTTAAAGTCTCCATTCCGACTTTATTGTGAGTGTGCTACTTTTGCCTTTATTTAAAGATATCTATTAAATATAAGGACTTACTGTAGTAGCACAAAATTGATTATTTTTAGATTCCCTTGATTTTATCCTTCAAACCTTTACCTGCCTTAAATGCTGGAGATTTTGTTGCAGGAATAGTAATAACTTCTTGAGTTTTAGGATTTCTTCCTTGTCGTTGTGCTCGATCTTTTACTTCAAATGTTCCGAAATTCACCAATGATACTTTTTCTCCTCGTGCAAGAGTTTCCTCAATTACTTCAAATACTGCTACAATTGCTTGCTCTGCTGCCTTTTTGGACATTTCACCCTTAATTGCTACTGCCGAAATTAATTCCATTTTATTCAAAATTATTATCCCCTTTTATTTTTTTAATAGTATCTGCACATCTTTGATGCCAGACCTGTGTTTTTATTATTGTTTATATTATATTTTAAGTATTGTTTATATTATATTTTAAGTATTGTTTAATTTCCGCTAACCAAAATCCATTAAATAATCTTCCCTCCTTGAATTAATATAAAAGAGAAAATAGTGAAACATACTATTCCCAACTCCACACAGAGAAACAGTCTGAAGGAGTATCTGTGATATTATTATTTATTAATCTAACAAATCTGCTAATTGCGCAGTTTTACTTCTCTCTGTGGTGCATAATTCTATACATCCAAACAATTCATTGCCTTTTAAACTATTTATCATTTTCTTTAATCCTGAATTTCTCTCAAATAAAGTATCATCAACTTGTTTAAAATCCCCATTAATCCATAATGCAGAACCTTCTGCAAGTCTACCAAGAAGTAATTGTATATGTTGTTTGGTAAGATTTTCACCTTCTGTAACATACACTAGACTACGTTTTAAATCTCTTCCTCTAATAGTTGCTAATTGTTGAAGTTCAATTATTCCTTCATCAATTAGTTTGATTAAACCTTCTATTCCTCCAACATGATCTGCTAAGGGCATGACATATGGCAACATTTTCTCAAATTCAGAACCTTTAAGATATCCGATTGATTTTGTATTGGAAACTTCATACATATTTCTCACAAATACTATTTTATCAAAAATCCCCTGTTTTACCATAGAAATAGCATTGGTAGCCATAATCAGGTCTTTGCCTGAACCATATTTTCCGAAAATTGCCTTACAGGTAATTAGTTTATTCTGAAATAAATCTAAAGCTATTTCTTGTTGTAAATTTCTAGGTTTCAATTTTCCAGTAAAAGAAAAAGAATCAGGTTGTTTTTCAAACTTTTCATATTTAGGTTTCTTACTTTTATAAGAGAATGGAATTTTAGGCATAATTGTAATATCAACTAAATCAAAAAACTCAGTTCCATTCCATCTTTGTTTATCAATTATTTCACCATCTTCATTTTTTATAATGAGATATTCATTATTTAATAAATCAAAACAATTAGATGGATTTTCATAGAATAAAGCTAATTCATTGTCTGATAATATTACTTCTCTATATCCTTTATAATAATCATCTTCAATTTCCTTAAACTCAAACAAATCACATGGAATATTAAATGCTTTTGCCTTAATGTACAAACAAAAATCATCTGTAAGAAATACAAATTCATTATCATTTTTCCATACTTGGTAAGCAAAACCTAATATCCAGTTATCATTCTTATTTTGCAGAAATCTATTTTCAAACGAGAAATCATAATCTAATACAACATCTACATTTGTAGCATTTTTAATTTTCTTTGTTGCATCTCTAGCATAATAACCAATATCAGGTTTAGTTTTGAGATTATCAATTTCTTCAATTGTAGTTATACTTGTTGCCACTTGAAGATAATTATCTGGGTGAAAACTTGGTTTTAACAAGACGTTAGTATCAACAAATACTTTTGAATTTATATATGGTTTATCGGGCAATATAAACCAATCCTCTACTATTTATTTTACTGTGATTTATCATGAGATACTATCCATATCATCCATAAACAAATACTTCTGATTATCTTTTACATCATTAATAGTCTGTTTATTTTTATCATTTAACTTTAATCTGAGCAAATAATTATAGTATGGATCTGTAATATAGCGTTGCTTACGTCTACCGCTACTGAATTTTCCTATTACTACTAGATTATCTCCATAGTTGCCGTGTGTTTGCTTAATGATGTTTTTAGAGATTAGGTACTGTGCTTCTTGTTTTGTGATTTTTTCCAATGTTTTGTTATTGATGCTCCTTTTAGTTTGGAGTTTATTTGTTGTTTTTGTTTTTGTTTGTTACATTATATAAGATGATCGACCACATCTTATAAAACGTTGATTAGGGTACGACATCTCTTAACTTTGTATATCAGACCATTTCCTTTATAGACATTTATTGAAAAAACCCATCAAACCGTTGGCACAGGCGGGTTTGAGGTACTTATTTAGTTTTATAAAGTTTTTCATAATCGCTGTAATCCGCTTGTACCAAGGAGTTTAGAGATTTTCCGTTTGCGTAACATTTTTCTCTCTCATCTTCCTCATTCTCAATTTAGCATTATTCTTTTCTTGTTCTTGATGAATTTCCTTTGCACATTCCTTGCAATATTTATGAGTTAGATTAGATGGACGTATTCTTTTTCCACAAATGTCACAAATAATCGTATGACCGATATTGTTTTTCAAATTATTAACTATAATGTCTCCAAAACACTCCCATAGCGTTGTTTTATAATTAGATTCCTTGTGCTTGTATAAATATTCTACAAGAACATCTGTAACATAATCAATATCATCATTAATTTTTAAAATTTCATATCTGATAAGTTTATACAAATATAAAATATTTCCAATCTTCCCATCATTACCATTTTTATTAATTATAAAATGCTTTTTCAAATCTAATTCAATATATTTGTCTATTATCGTTTTATCTAATTCAATACTCCTATTCTTTAAAAGCATCTTATAATTAAATTTCCCAATATTAGTTGAAGAAAATTTAATATTTGGATTTGGTATTATTTTTTCCAATCTATTCACAACACTATTGTTCTTTTTCTCAACTTTATCCTTTATTTTGTCTTTAGCATAAATAAAAAAATGTGGTGTTTTTGACTTTGTGTATTTGGTTATTAATTCTTTTTTGTTTTTCGGTCTGTTTGGTTTATACAAAGTTTTTGCATAATCTATTGTAAAGTTATTTTCCATACACAATAATTTAATTGCTTCTATGGCATCAGAATTGACATTTTCACTATTCCATATTTTTGTGACATCATTACTTTTCATTCCAATATTTCCACCTGTATAAGCAGTTTTTAAACCATTATATATACTTTCATTTGTTATTAATTCTGCTTCTGCTTTTTTCATCTTATAATACAAAGGAACTATACCTTCCATGTTTCTTTCAGATATTTCAACTAAATTATTATCAGCTACGACAAGACTTTTATCCCCATCTACGTCAAATTGTAAAATTTTACTTATTAAATCATGGCAACTAGTATATAATCCATTTGTGATAAACCATTTGTTTTTTGCTTCATCTATCACATTATTTCGTACAGCATGTTCTCTAAATAAATGTGGACTTCTCAAACAATCTAATTTATCTACCCCCTTATATATTTTGCAATGTACTTCTCCATCTCCTAGTAAACCCCTTGGTTTATTTTCTCCTAAAAATAAATTCTCACAAAAAGCATATAAATCAGGAATAATAAATGTATATGAAGACATCAACTCAAGTTTCCCTGCTCTGGCCTCTTTAACCATACTCTTTTTAGTTTCTCTTAAAATTTGTTTGCTATATGTATCATTTAATAATTCAGGATAAACATCTAAAGCTTGTTGGAAATAGTTTTTCTTTAAATTAGATTTTTTTACGCCTAACACCTTAAGCATTGTCTTTCTATCCTTACCAATATTGCGTATATTATATATTGTTTTTACACTTAAAGTTTTTAATTCCTCATCAGACATATCAATAAGAGTTTGTAACATTTGGTAATTTATTTTCGCATCTGAAAATTCGTCTTCCTCCTCATTACATTTTCCTGCTTGACAATTATATAAATTATAATAACGTATATAATCTTCCCAACTCTTATAATATTTCCACATCTTAAATTGACTTTTTGTAAAAATAATTTCTATCCCTTCTTTTATAATATCGTGTTCTTTATTGTAAATATCTTTTACAATTCCATGATTTTTCTCTGGATTTAATTTATTTGCTTCTTTTATAAAAATATCATAAGAAAATGGAGAAATTAACCCTTTTATCCATGGCAATCTGACCATCATGTTCTTCTTACTTACTTTTGGTAAACAAATTCCACACCCATCAGTATGAGTAACTGGTACGGCTATTACATCTCTTACTATTGTATATGTTTTATCATTAATTATATCTACTAAACCGCTAATGTTGGTTTCAAAATCTTCAACAACTATTGATTTAGTAATATCAAAATCTTCCCAAGCATCTGTTGCACTATTGCTTAGAGCTAAGTACGCTAAATATTTATTAATATTTACTCCACCAAATTCATTAATCTTATTAATATTTAATCCACACATAAGGGTATTCTGATATTTATTTAAAACCCTTTCTCTAACAAAAACTGTCTTTTTGGTTCGTATTTGTCCTGCACTAGCTGTAAGACAAACATATTTATCTTTTTTATACATGAACCCATCAAGGATTATATCCTCAATCACATCAAAAAAATATGTTTGAACAATTATAAAATCGGTTGATAAATTATTTTCTGGTATTTGTATAGTTCTAGTTAGCACAGAATCAAATACTGAGATTATATTTTTTTCATTAAAGGAATTAGTATTTAACTTTCTAATTCCTTTATGTTGACTAAAAATAGAATATATTCCTTCTTTATTGTATTTAATTGATCTATTTATATCAGCAATATATTCATCTAATTCTTTTGCTTCAATATCATTGTCTTTAAATTTTGTTTTTAATAAATTTAATTCATTTCTATACCTATATAATTCGTTTAATTTATTATGTATCTTCATTTCTCTTTTATTATAAAAACAACTCGTATCGACACTATAAATATGTATTTGTTTATTTAAACTAATATTTTCCACTCTCCTTTTTAATAAATTATTTATTAATTATAGAATTAAGGAACTCATTCAAATTTTTATGTATGTAATTATAGTACCAGTCACGATCTTTGAACATTTTCCTACCATTATAATATTCAAGTCTAAACAATGGTATATTGTTATCTTTACAATATTTATCCTTTGTTTTATCTCTTTCTCTTGCTTTTACTCTTCTTGGTTGTGTATGATTGTATCTATGTTCATCGTCATCTATTTCTACTATGCCTAACAATTTATCAGTATCATCTAATATTCCTAAATCATATTTTAAATGTTCTCCGTTTTCTCCCATCAAATCATCAAAAGTATATTGTACTCTAATATTGTAACTCGGATAATTATCTACAAGATAGTCATAAGGAACTTTTTCTGAATATGGCAAATTACATACCGGACACCACCTACCTTTCTTTATGTTCAATGGCATCATAGGCCAAATATAATTATGTATATTACATTTAATAGATACATGTTCTGTAGATAATTTATAAGGAGTAAGCAATATGCCATTTTTACTATTTATGATATCTGTTATTTCTTTCTCAAAGTTACCTTTTCTACCACAGCAATACGGACACCAATTTTCTGCACTATTCAATACTCCGTCTGCATTGCTAAAGAAATTCGGATGTTCAGGATTTCCGCAATGAATTTCATATGTATCTTTAGCAATAGTCCATACTGTACTTATTAATTTACCTCCTTTAGATTCACAAAATTGTTTTAGTCTATTATATTGATAATCTTTATTCATGTTTTTACTTTTGCCCTTCGAACTTTTCAATTCAATATCACATTGTTTACAAGGTTGAAAACAACTTGCTAATACATTCTTAGCATTTAAAGTCTTATATGTATCGCCATGTTTTTCACAATGATAAACAAAATCTATTGGTTCTGTACCTCCTAGATATTCACTCAATATCTCAACCTTATCACCACGCTTTGCAAAAACTTTCTGTTTATATATATCTGTAGACTGTAATTTTACTCCCAATTATTATTTCCTCCTATTTATTTTATTATTATAATAATTATTTATTAATTTAAGGTTAGGGAGTTTTTACACTCCCTACTTATTATTTATCCTACTAAATCCTAACAATCCATAATCAAATCCTGAATCATATCATACAATTCATTCTTCTTTACTCCATAAATTACATCACTCTTTTGACTAACCATACCTTGTGTCCACTCAAATACACTTCTACTTACAAATTTACCATCAATATAGAATGGTTTCTGCCCTTTATACTCAAATACAGCACCAATGCTCTCTATTTGTTCACCATACTCTGGTTTAAGTGTATATTTATACTGATTAAACTTAACCTCTACAAACAATTCACATCTCATTTCATCCTTAAAACATCTCATACCTTCATCCATATATTCTTGATACTCAACTGATACTTCTGTTTGTCTGGATGCTAATACTCCTAACTTTTCTTCAATAAATTCTTCTATTCTTTCTTGTAAGTCAACTTCTAATTCATCTAAGTCTAGTTCTGTAATTATAAAGTTTTTATCAATCATATTATTTCTCCTTCTTGCTATTTGGTAGCAAACCTTAATAATTATCTCACTCATACTTCCATATGCTCTTATATACTACGTTTTTCAAACTATATTATCCCTTAAAACTCACCTTTTGTAGTATTACAAATTTACTACATCATTCATATTAATATTTATTTCTTTATTATATGTATACAAAACTTCTACAGTATTTATTACATTCCCACTTTTATCTCTTATACTTGTTTTAGAAGGTATTTCTAACAATATGTAAGCATCTTCTGGCACATTATGTTTATATTCACTAATTAAAACCGTATTCTTTTTACTTTGTGATTTAACCCATTCTATAAAATCATCATATGGAAATTCTCCAAGTATCTTCTTATAATAAGGCGTAGTCCCTTTATATGGAGGATCACAGTATATTAAACAATTTTCATAATCTAAATCTTTAAAATCCCTACATGTAAATTGTGCATCTTTTAATCCTTCCATCTTCTTTAAAATACTATTATGGCCTCTTAATGCATAGTTACCATTTCCACCACCTCCTTTAGAATCTCTCGCATATCCTCCCCAATACTTACCTGCAAAACTACACGCAAATCCAATAAATCCTGCTACATGTGGTTCTTTATCTTGATTCTTTTTAGTATTCGCATAATCTTCTTCGGATACAATAGTAGGTGGTGTCCATCCTTTTTGTAACTCTTTAAACATTGCTATTAAATATGGATTCTTGTCATTTAATATTTTATTTTTAATATGTACCTTAGATGCTACATTTACAGATCCACAAAAAGGTTCTACATAGTGTGTGTGTGTGTGTGTGTGTGTGTGTGTGTGGCAATTAATGAACTCTGATATGTATTTACTGATACGGTTCTTGCCTCCGAAATATTGGATATTAATTCCTCCTCTATGATATTATTAATATAACTTGATATTCGACCAGACAATTTCGACTTACCACCCATGTATCTCAAACTAAACCACTTCCAATACAGCGTCTGTTTGACAAATATTCGTCTTTATTCGGCTTTTACTTTTATTAATTGGTTTAAATAAATCTTCTATTGGGACTCCTTGTTGGTATCTCCCCTTGATAGTATTTTGATTTATATTAAACTCTTTTGCCCAATCAACTAAATTTTTTGTAATATTATCAATAGTGATATTTATACTATTGCGACGATTGAGGTTTTGTTTAGATTGCGGTATCCAACAACAATTTTCTGGACTATAATTACCATTTACATCAATTCTTTCAATTGTGAGATTATCATCGTAGCCATTACTTATTGCCCAGTTATAAAATGATTCAATGTTGTTCAACCATTCTTCACAAACAATTATTCCTCTTCCTCCATAATCTTTATATGCTTCACATTTAGGATTATAGCACCTTCTTTTCATATTTTTTAAGGTCTTATATATTCGTGAATTTCCATACCCATGTGTAGTATTGCGATTAATTGCACGTTCTCTCTGAATTTCTGTTTGTAAACAACCACATGATTTTGTATTACTAGATTTTAAACTATCTCTAGTAACTTTTATTTGAGTTTTATTATCACAAGAACATTCACATAACCATTGTGAGTGTTGTGAATTTTTATATATTTTATTTTCAACTCTTTGTAACACAGTTAACCTTCCGAAAATTTGATTTACCATATCTTCCACCATCGATTGTTACACTCCTTTATTATTTATTACAAACTGTTATATATGTATATCTGATTCAATTTCATTTCCCCATGAAGACCATCCTTCTGCCTTTTGTCTAGCGAACAATTCCACTCTTGGTAAATCTCCACATAATTCAATTATCTTATCTCTCACAATATCTGGCTTCTTACTATGTTGCTCTATCCTTTCATCTATTACTGAATGAACACTAGCCGACATTCTTTTTGGTTTACCTCTTGTTGCCAATAAACAAATTTCAGCATTTGCCCTAGTCCATCTACCCATTCCCCAAAACCAACTATCAGCTTTTTTATTTTTCTTTACCCACGTAAATGCACAAGTCTTATATTCAAATCCCCATGCTTTAATTACATCAAAACATTCATTAAGTTTTGGCATTGTCACCCACATAAACAAAACACAATCATCTGCTGACAATTCTTTTATAGGCAGATTTACAATATCTTTAGAATCCATTACATCATATTTGCAACCTGCCCCCTATTGCCCGCAAGTGCTTTGTCTTTATAGCTCCAAGGTGGATCTGCATAAATTATATTATATTTACCTTTACTCTCTCTCTCTCTCTGCGGAATTTATTACTTTATTTTCCATCATTAACCCCTTTCAATTTATTACTTCTAACTATTCCAACCAAAATAAACTCTACCACACTTCCTACAAGTTCCCTTATGAGTTTTAAACCAATCTAAATCTTTATTATCACAACCTGTAAAAGTATGTATTATATAGTAAATAAATTTCATTATTATATTCCTTTCTAATATATTTCCTTACATTCCACTACCCTAATATTATTATACTTAGCACAATCTTCACAATAATAATTATTATTTTCTCCAACAAAAATATCTTCAACTCTAATTAATTCTTCTTTACAATTATTACAGTTTTCACTAATATAATCTAAATCATTATTATCCTCTGCCTCCTTATGAAATACTTTTTGCTTTGTCATTACCCATTAATTCCTCCACAATTTCAAAACTAGTGTAATCTTCCAATAAGAATTCCAAGTCCTCCCCAATATTTTCAAATAAACGATTTTCTAACTGCATCCTTCCAATACAATATCCTTCAATATTATGTGATTTATCTCTGCACATATGTAAATTACCCATACCATTAAATGAAATTTGGCTATCATATACTCTGCCAATTACTCTTATTAATTTACTAACTGATACATCTCTATTAAATATTTCTTCTAGAATATTGGTTATTGATGTTTCCACATTTGTTATTGAATCTTTGATTATGTAATTCATTTTTGATGTATTTGTTTCATCGAGAATAAGTTTACCATTTAGGTATATAGTTTTCATTTTATTTACCTCTTTCTTATTTTAAATTATTTTATTAATGTTTATGTATCAATTGATTAAAATCAATTCTAAGACACGAGAAGGCACTTCTAAGATGTTTGAATATATTTATAGTATAAGTGTTAGGGTATTAGATTTAAAACGCTTAGAATTGAAATATGGAGTTGTTTTAATTATTTTTTAGTTTTCCTTATGTATAAAACTTATCGTACAAATTCAATTACTATTCAACATAATAAACTGCTATGTATTTAAAAACTCTTTCTCACATCCTTTCATATATTAAATACCATAATAATCACAAATCACATCTACAATCCCTTATAAAATTCACTTTCATGCTCAATAAATCCATTATTTCCATCTAGAATATTTACACCTTGCTTATATCCATGTTTAAGTACAATTTCTTTACCTAAATTCCATGCTACGTTTGTCATTTCTTCTCCCATTCCATCATCATGAATACATAATCTTAATCTATTATCTTCTGGAATCAAATGAATTTCTGTGAAATGTTTTTGCATTCTTAGGCCATTATTGCTACAATCCCATAATGCGTAGTTATTGCTTTTAAATACTTTAATTAGTTCTTTTACTTCTGGGAGATTTTCAAAGTTGCTGTTGATGTGGTTTTTATGAAACATATTTTTATATCCACCTCCTCTCTATGTAATTATTATATCATGGATATAGTATTTGTGCAAATAATAAATTATATTTTAGTTTTGTGTTTTGTATGCTATTCCATCTTCATTTTTACATTCTTAGCACGATACTTCTTAATAATAAAATCAAAAAATTCCTTTTTCATATTAAACATTTGCAAACCTAGATCAAATGCTTTCTCCCATATTTTTAATATAGTAATTAATAAAACACCACTGGTTACAATTAAGGACAGTCCAATAGTTACTTTCACAAGATTATCTATGACTATGTATTCCATTTATATTTTCACCTCTTTTCTATATAGGGTATAGTAGGAGGGATGATTTTTATTGATATGTAAAATGTACCCCTCCTACCTCTAAGATGATTATAGCATATTGGTGGTAATAATGCAAGTTTAATTATTTATTAGTTTTGTATGGGTTGTGGGTTAGATGTAGTATGTAATAGATCATAATCTTCTTTGTACATCCACTTGAAACCACCTGCTGTTTTATCATTATTATGTTTCCAGCAACAATAACTAATATTATTAATATCTAATTCTCTTTCAGTTTGTGCAATACCATCCCATTCTTTTATAAAACTATTGTCTTTAGATAATTGAATTATCTTTCTTCTATTTTTATTATAATCACAAAGTCCTAATTCTACGCCCCTATTAAGATAGGAAACAACTGTAGTATTAGCTAAACCCATTACTTTTGCTATCTTTGGGCTATTTTTTATACCACTATTCCAATGATCACAAGCTGTTTTAATTAGAACTTTATTAACATACTCTTCACATTTACTCCAATCTATAATTGATAAGTCGAATAAGTCCTTTAATTTGCTCTGCATAATATTTTCCTTTATAAAATTTAAATTACTTTTCAAGCAATCAATTCTTATTACTTCTATTTCATACTTATTTGAAAAACGATCTCTTATTTCATCATATTCTTTTGTTTCTTGTGCAGATTGTTTAGTTAATGTATTAGTATTTCCATGTCCAAGACGACCATCCATTTCTAAATTATATTTTACATTTTTAAATTCAAAATAAAAATCAAATCTATAATCATGAAAACTGTATTCAGGTATAAAATCAACCCCTAACTGCTCTAACAAACTAAATCCAACCTTGTTACCAAAAGATATTTTATCCCCACACCTTGGACAACTAAAACCAAAAACAATTAAATTATGAGCAATATAAGATTTTTCATAGTCACAATCTGGACAAATATATGTTTTGTACTTATCACTTCCTTGAGTAATTTCATATCCTTCTTGTGTGTCTTTAAGTAGTTTTGCTATATGAGGATGAGTTGCCCATAAGTCGTTATATCCAATTAAAATCTTTTTTGAAGGAACGCAACATACATTACAACCTCTGCCTCTATCTAAGTGATTCTCACTCATAACATCTTCATTACCACAATTTAAACATTTATACTTATATCCTTTTAACTCATCATTTTTACGAGGTATTTTAATTTGTTCTAATATTTGTATATCACTAAATTTTAAATTAATTACACTATTGATATTATATTTATAGCTAGTGACATATTTATTTAATACATTACCTATGGAACATTTAGAAAACCCATATGCACTTATATGTACAATTCTATCATTATATTTAATCTCTAAATAGTTCTGACCCAATTTTTTATATTGATTAACTATTTCTACATAGTCTTCAATGTCATCGTAAATAAACTTAACTTTATATCCAACACTTTTATTCCAATCTATACATTCTTTATTTGCATTAGCACCAACTCCTAATTTCTTTGGCAAATCTCCTAAAAATACTTTCTTTATCATTCTATTTATCTCCTTCTATACTATATTATATATTATTTCTTCTTTTCAATATCCAACTAATCTTATTTGCTTTTACAACAGTATGAACATCAAACTTAGTTCTCAATACCTTACCATTCACCCACCATTGAGATTTTAGCCATTCTAATTGTTTCTGAGTTGCAGGTTTATATTACTGTTTTGTTTTTCTGTCTAGGAATGTAGAATATTTTCTTGAAGCATATTTTTCTGCTTCTTCGATAAGATTTATTAAATTATCATCTTCAGACACATATTCTTTTCTATTAACTTTATTTGTGGTGTCTACTATGTACAGTTCAAATATATTCTCTTGTAGATTCTTATAAATTACATGATGTAAATCAGAGTTTATAGATAGTGCGAATGTATCTCTATCACATTTATACCAATCATAATAACTTTCAGCAAAATATTCACTCATATTTATTTTGAATAGTTTCAACTCTTCTGCAATTAATGCTAATCTCTCAATTTCTTTTTGTTTTGCTAATTCTTCTCTTTCTAATTTCTCTGCCTTATTTTTTTCTTCATGTTCTATTGCTTCAGTTAATGTTTCTTGATCTTTAATTTCTACACCAAAAATATCAGTCATTGTCATTAAGTCATGTTTACGTACAATATCGACAACATCAATTATTAGACAGTTAGATTTTCCTTCTGATGTTCTGAGTCCACGACCAATTATTTGAGTATAGAGTATTTTAGATTTTGTTGGCCGACACATCAGTATACAGTCAGTTGGTTCAAAATCAAAGCCCGTAGTTAGCACACCTACATTTACAATCACAGGAAGTTTACCTGATTTAAAATTACTAATCACCAATTCTCTTTGAGTGTCCTCAATTGTAGAATCAATATAATCACAAACAATATTTTTATCTTTAAAACTTTGACAAATATCTCTTGCATGAGCAATACCTGATGCAAATACAATTGTTGATTTCCTATCAGAAGCATATTTAATATAAGCATCTGTGATTATATCATTTCTATTTTCAGTGTTTACTGCGTCTTCTAGTTGTCTTTGGTTAAATTCACCTGCTACTGTTTTTACATTGGACAAATCAACATCTGAATACACATAAATTGCTTTAGGTTCGCAAAGATATTTACTATTAATCATTTCCAATAAACCCTTTTCATGGAATTATCTATGAAAAACTTTTTTCATATCTTGGGCTATTGGTGTAGCACTGAGACCAATAACTTTTATATTAGGATTAAGTTTATCTAGTATCTTTTTAATTTGTCCAATTGCCACATGACATTCATCAAAGAAAACCAATTCAAAATCACCATATTCTGACATTCTTTCTAATCTAGTTGATTTGGCACTACTGAGTGACTGTCTAGTAGCTATAACCACCTTATTGGATATTTGATTTAATGATGCTTGAACTAATCCAACGTCTAAATTAGGATTTGTATTATGAAGTTTCTCCTTTGTCTGATCACGAAGTTCCTTAGATTGAACAACAATCAAACAACGAGTTTTTACTTCATTTGCAATTGATGCCATTATTACCGTCTTACCTGTACCTGTGCTCAATGATAATATACCATTAAAATTTGGTTGTAGATTTTTAACTGCTTCTACTGATTCTAATTGATATGGTCTTAATTCATATGCCATTATTGTTTTCTCCTTTTTATTTTATTGATTATATAATAAATAATGATTTATATTTTATAAAATACATCAACAACTACATTGTTTATACTATGTACACATTTTGATTTTTCACCAAGAAACCAATCTTCTTCTATATCGATTTTCAACATGTTTGTTACTTTAATTTTAGACATTTGATCAATCAAATCATAATTTATATAATCAACAATATCACGCGGAAGATATTTTAATGATAGCATATTTTTATTAGATATATCCTTAATAAAACGTTCAAATGATATATCATACATTCCCATTTTATCAAATGGAATAAAAATTAATAATCCTTTATTAATTTCAATACGATCAAAAGTACAAGGATGGTATTTTCCTCTTAAAAATTGTTTTTCTTTTAATAATTCTTCCCACTCTTTAGATAATACGGGATTATTTTTGTAAAATTTTAAAATATTATCACTTTCTATAAAATTTTCTCCTACATTATAGCAATAAGTATTACCGTAATTATTTTGTTTAACATTTGATTTTTGTTTTATTATTTTTTTGTACTCAATAAAATCAAGTTCGTCCAATAATATACTAAACCCAACACCATTTACTAATTGTTTATTATGTAATGGTTTTAATTTATTTATATAATATATTTCATAAATATCCATATCAGTTTTATTTAAGCACTCCGCATAATATATTTTACTAACTGTTTTAAACCAATCTTTATCTAACGAATGTTGCCTTATACGTTGATCAATATCAATTGTCTTACCTATGTATATAATTTCATTATTCTTATCAAACATTTTATAAATATAATTACTACTCATTATTCTTCATCCTCTTTTATTTCATTCAATTCATTCTCAATCATTTGTAATACATCTAAAGGTATTTGTGAGCAATTTAAGTCTTCTATTTCCTGTAATGCTTTTTGTTCTTCAATTGTTAGATTACTCATATCCCAATAATCATTTTCTTCCTCATCACCAAATAAATCTTCAAATATATCAGGTTCTTCATTATCTTTATTATATATTTTTGGTATAAGTAATGGCTTATGTTTCTTATTTTGAAGTCCTTTCCCTTTGATATCAACCTTATTATCTTTACTTTCCTCTTTAACAACCATTTTATACTCTAATTCCTTTTTCTTTTTTATCAATTCCTCCAATTCTTCTAATGTTAAATTATCTATATTATTTATCTTTTGTTGAACACTCCTTCTTTCATTAGATTGAGTTTTATCAGTATATATTAATCCCTTACCAATAATTTCTGTTTCCAACTGTCTATTAAAGTTTGCTTCATCATCCCAATGTCCTATGTATGTAGTACAATAATTTTTGTCAGGAGTTAAATAACTATTATTAAATCTAATCAAATGCAAATCATTTTGCAATATCTTATTGTATCTCTGAATGGTTCTTGAATCATTAACTAACTTTTTTAATTTTCCTTGAGTTAAATACCCAAAGTTGCTCTCATTACTAGAAACTCTTCTGCAAGCGATAAAATATCTGATAATATTAAACTTATTTAGATTTTTAGATGCTAATTCTTCAAATATGTAATTAATTTCTTCATCAAATATTTTGAAATAACCATTCTCAGGAGGTGGTATTAATTCAACATAAAATGTAGAATCCTTATCTTTAATTATAGAATTAATAGATAATTTGTTGCCATTATTATCATGATCTTTGCAATATAGATTGTACAATTTTATTATGTAACCCTTATTCATTAACTCTATTATTGTATCTTTAATAGTTGAAATTAATTTTCTATTATTTGATACGTTGATTCTCATGAGATCACATATTATTTGAATAGAGCATAATCCAAGGTTTTTATATTGTTGGTAATTTCTATACAATAATATTAATATGGTCATCTCTTCATTAGAAATACTTAGATTATCATAAAAATCATTAGGTAATTTAACATAATATTCCTCTGGCGTAATACTACTCATAATTTAATCAATCTCCTCAATCATATTTATTATTTTATTTTAGACCATTATAGAATTCAGTCAAAGCATTAAACAATTCTTTTGTTTTTGTAAATTTGTAAGTTCTTATTGCATTATCTCTTTTTATAAATACAGGTTTTATTCCTTTGGTAGATAAGTAATCTACCTCTACACTCCATTGAGTTGCATATTCTTTATCAAATTTCATTTCAAAATCAACCACCTTTTTATTAATGCTATGTAATGTGTATACAATTTTGCGTTAAAATTCTAGAATATACCCCCTATTTTGAGTACAAATTCTAAAGTTATGCCCACACACATTTGCGTTCAAATTCATAGTATTTTAGAAAGTAAACGCTTTTCTGTGTGAGCACTCTCTGCATTTGTACGCAAAACTGTGTGAGCACTTTTAGAAAGTAAACGCTTTTTAGTAGCTACATCACATAGAATATAGAGTTATATAAGTATAAAGAGTAAAAGAAGAATATAGAGTAAAAGATTATATAGAGTTCTATAGATTTGCTAACGCAAAATCAATTTGTTTTTTGTTTAATTTTATTATTTTTTAATTCTAGTGTATCAATAATAAATTGCTTTCCTTTAGTTGTTACAAAAACGTAATATTTAAATTTATCTTTAGGCCTACTCTTTCCATTTATAAAATATCCATCTTCTATAAGTTCTTCTTTTATATAATATTTATCGTTGTATTCTTTTATTACCCCTTTCAACAATAGTTCTTGAGTGGGAGATTTTAATACATAGCCCTCCTTTTTTAATTCTGAATATGTATTAGTAAGACTTGGGAACTTATTTACTTTAGCATTTAAACCATTATTATTTATTAATCTTGCTAAATATTTTCTATCAATACTTCCGCTAGTAATTATCTTCCTACCACTAAGGACTTCCTCTATAGTATTCTCAATATTATATCCTTTATTAATTGAGTCATATTGATCTATGTATTTTCCTTCTAGATATATTAATTGCATAATTGTTTTATAATGGTTATTGTCTATTTTTTGTATTTCTTCTAATATCTCAAAAGTAAAATTATCTTTACCATATGTATTCCATGCTGTTTGAAGTTTATAGTTACAATGAGAATTATTGTTTAGATCATCTACATGCTCTTCCCAACGTCTTTCTATGTTATTACTTTCACCAATATAGATTAGATTGTTTTCCTTGTTTGTGATTCCATATATTCCTATTGTCATTTAATCTTCTCTCCTCTATCAATTATTATTTTATTTTTATTAGGAATATTTTATTTTTATACTTATGTAAAACCACTAGCAACAATATTAATTTGTAATTGTAATAGGAATATATGCAATAGAATAATTTGTATCATCAATACAATCTCCCTCCTTTCTGAATTTATTTGATATTTATCCCTCACTTAATAAGTATACCATACAAAAATAATTATGTCAACATATTTTTATTTATATATTTACATAAATTTAAATATATTTACTACTTACATCATCTCAATAAATGGTATCAATATTCTAGGAGACGCAATACCAGTGTTTGATATAGTATGGGTTGCTCCTGTAATCCCAAATCTTTTACTTTGTTCTTCACCAAAATAAGTACAACTATGAGTCTCCATCCAACCATATTGTTTTGTTTTTACTTCTATATCATATTTCTTAATGTGATATCCTAAATCTAATTTGCTAACATCTACAACTCTAAATTCAATATTATATTTATTAAGAAAAGATGTTGCATTAGTAAGCAATAAATCAAAATTTTCTTTCCAATCATAATCATTACAAAAACAAAATTGTTCAAGTTTAACAAATTCTTTGCATCTCTTTAATCCTTCATAACCATAATTCTCATGTCTAAAACATTGGTTTTTAGAATAAATAAGTTGTAGTTCAACAATAGAATCTGAAAAATATTGTAATATTCCTTGCTCTGCCGAACCTGATAAATTATGTATATGATCTACAGAAAGAGATTTAAAAATATCTTCAATACTTTGTCTTTCAAAATTATTCCATCTTGTCAAACTTGGGATGGATAAATATCTAAACCCCTTACCATCTAACATATCTTCAAATTCTATAAATAGTTTCTTTTCTAATAGAGATAATTCAAATCCTAAATTATAGACACCACTTTCTACTTTATATTTCATTTTATATTCTTCCTTTCTTTTAGTAGATTAATTTATCTCCATACCATACTAAGTTATGAATTGTCTTATCTTTGTTGTAGTTTTTGTTACTAAACATTGAAATTTGTTTTCCATTGTGATTCCAGATATGATTATTAAATTCATATCCTAAATAATCAAAACTTGTATCTAAAACAAATCTGGTTGTGTCAACATCATTATATGTTAACCCATTTTCAGATATCCACTTAGTATATTTATCATCTTGGGTTTCTTGTGTATCTAATATTTTTAAAGCAATAGTTTCAATATTTCTATATTGAATTAAATATTTCTTAATATCGCGATTAATATTAGAAGATAAATTTCTAAGCAACACATAATTCAATCTAATTCTTGCATTATAGAAATTTTGAGTTAAAATATAATCATTTTTATAGTGTAAAACAGAACTATCAACTTCATATGATTGACTTACTCTTGTAATTTCTATAAGCCAATCTTGGAATAGGTCAAATAATTTATCATTGTGAAATAGATTACCTGATGTTTGGATTCTATAATCTTCAAATATTCCTGAATTAGTCACGATTGATATAATTTCTTTTAGGAATTCATATGTATAGTAGGATGGTTCACCATTTCCACTTAATACAAAGTATTTGAACTTTGCTTTATTTTGAATGAGTTTATCAATTTGAATTTTAAATTTAATCAAATCTTCATTGACTTCAGGTAATTTTTCTATTTTAGCTATACAATATGGGCAATCCTTATTACATTTATAAGATGATAATATTATGATAAAGTCTTTGTATTCCACTTTAATTCTCCTCAACTTTCATTTCTTCTATTGCAACCAAACTTCTAAGTCTTGCAAATACCATTAATTGTTCTAATGTAAAACCGTATTTCTTAGATACTCCCTCTACTGCACCAATAATATCTGATAATTCTATTAATAGCATTAAGTCTTGGTTTTGAGACTCTGCATCGTATGCTTCATCTAGTTCTTCTTTAATTTTTGATAATTCGCCATAGATTCCTTTTTGTATTATTGCTTTGTGGAATTTCATGATTAACTCCTTTCTAGATATTATTAATTTTTATTTATATGTTTGCTGATATCAAATACTCAAGATACTTTTCCATCTCACTCTTTACTGCTAATCTTGCTTGATCTATTCCATGACCAGATTCTACATGATAAATTTCAGTAGATATGTTTTGTCTTTATGGAATGAATATGTACAGAATATATTATTGAGAATGTAATTGAAATTTATAGTTGTTTTGTGGATATTGAATGATTTAGGGATTGCTCCTTTCTAGATACTTATTTTGTTCAGATTTGTACCTGTGAATATAATATCATTATACATTGTTGATGTCAATAAAAATTTATTTTAGTATTTAATAAATTTTATTATACAGGAATTTTTACCAAAGGAATTATTTTATAAATCCTTGAATGTATTGTTAGAGTAGTATTACAGAGATTTGTACGGATGAAGTATTATTAGTATAGCACTTTGTCCGAGTGATTTGCTGTAATGGTTGTGAGAGTAAGGGTATAGGGATTATTAGATTTTTTGGGTTGTGGTAAATTTTTATGAATGATTTGAGATGGATTATTTTTAGATTTTAAATTTATTTTGATTAGGAAAAATATTTTCACCAATTTTTTTAGAGTGTCGTATATGAGAGATAATTGATTCGATTTATAATGTAAACATATAGTAGAAGGAATATTATGATGGGTTGAAAATGCTGTAGGATCAAGGGTTTAGAAGTTGTTTATTGGATTATATTGATGGGATATTTGTGATTTGTTTGAGTGAATAATTATGAATTTGTGTATGATATTTTTGTTCGATGGAATTTATTAATTTTATGATAATTAGATTTTGATTTTAATATGGAGGGTTATTTTGAGATGTAATTTATGATTGATTTATGGTAATTGGATATGCCAGAAAAACATTATTATAGTAGGAATTATTGGTTGTTTTAATCGTGAGAGATTTGTTAAGATTTTATATTATTTTATGAGATTTATTTGTAAAATTGATTGACTTTTATGAAGTTTTGTGATTTTGAATGTGGATTTATTATGTTGGAAATTGTTGTGATGATTATGTTTTTGCGATGTTAGAACGAAAGGGAAATTAGAGATTTTTAAGAGGATGAAAATTTAAGAGAATAAAAATATTTTAAATAATTTTTATATTTACTATTGACAAATTTGTTAAAGTGTGATCGATTATCGGAGTAAAATTGGTCTAAGCCTTCATGTACTCTGCACATAATGTCGAATCATGTCGGAACATAATTTGTAATCTATGCCCCACCTATGCTAAAGTTGGCATGGTTTTTGAAAGCTAACATTAGCACATGTTTTGTCTATTAGCTTTGCTTATGAACAACTGAAAACATCATGGGCCGATTAACTGCCGAACCCTACAACCCGCATTATCCAAGGGTTTTTACTATTTACTGAATGTTACAGTATCCACTTGTGTCACATTGAAGAAGAATTGGGCCTTACTTTTATACTCGGAATGATTTTGAGGAACTTAGAAGGGCAAATATGAGGCAGGTAATTATGATCGGATAATGTCCTGGGATTGTATCGGCTGCAGTCGGTAATGATTTGTCGAATTGATTTGATTGGGTTAAAATGGAGTTAAATGGAGTTAATGAGTAAATTATTGGACCTTGATACTATTGTGCGTTATAACGTCCAAAATAGTCGGAATCTATAACATGGCCGGAATTATTGAACACTTACTAATGTTGACGCTGTAAACATTAAACGTAACAATGTTACACTCATAATCTAACAATACGCGCTACAATACTTACAGTATACAAATGTATATCTAATATATAAAAGATACTAACTACATAAAACATACTTACAACAATTATATACTGCCACCATGCCATATCCCACAGATACCATCAAATTAATCACATTACATGATCATAATAACCATATTAAATTTTATATCATACAATTATACTCTACATTAATCCACACTAATATACTCTTCTATAAATAAATTTATACTAAACTAAACTAAACTACTAAGCATTAAATCATTTTAATCCATACTAAATAACTATACATTAATCTTATTTATATCATACTAATTACATAAGATATAAATCTAATTATACCCAATTAATTTACTACACTATAAGCCAAACAAATTAAAACAATTCTAATCAAATCCCATACCAAAACACCTAAATCACGACACACCCGACAACGTGTAGAAAAATTTTAGTATAAACCTTAAAATAAAGTTTTACATACTAATATAACACTCCAAACCTCAAACGTCTTAAAAGGCACTTTCTGCGCGTCTCAAACAATAATTTTATATTTACACTTATACATCAAATCTAATCAATTTTTACATTGGCATACAATTTGCTGTAGTAATACAGATTATAAACAAACGCTAATAAATCACATCTATACTAATACAGTTTATCATAATAAAATCACTATACCATTATCAACACAAACACAATATAAAATATAAAATATCTTGCAATCCTCCAGTAAATCATTATAATAAAGAGTAGAAAACTAAATACAAGGAGTGAATAAATTATGTACATACGAGAGGAAATCCTATCAGACGGCTATACACTAGATATTTACATGGTAAAATCAGAATTCGAAGTTGAGCGAATAGCACGTTATAACTTTAAATACAATGAAGGATCTTACAAAGACAAAGACCTAAAATCTTTCAAAACTTTAGAAAATAAACTATGGAAAGATAATCCTAAATTAAGTCTAGGGATAAACCTCAGAATTATTGAAAAATGCAAACAAGCAGGAAAACAAGCGATGAAACATCAAAAGAAAATATGGGATTATCAAGAGGTAGCTAGAAAGTTAAAATCAGAAAACAACTATTCCGACGAAATACTTAAAAAATTATTTAGTTGGGCAGCAGAACTAGAAAAATATCTCATAGCAAACAACTTAGAGAATGAAATAATCATGATGTAGAGAACTTGCAAAGGTTCTCTTTTTTATGCCCTCAGACCTTCTACGAGGGCATATAAGCCCTTATAAATCAAATCGGATATAATCCTCTATCCCACTATCAATCCCTTGTTTTATGTGGCATGTATAAAGGTAAAATAATTTTATTAAACCACTTGTAATATGATTAAAACTCTATATAATTAAGAGTGTAAAGAGTTCAATTTTGAAAGGGGAAATACATATGTTAATTATTACCGAGTCGATTGAACAAATTTTAGAGGTTGCAAAAACTTATGAAAATATCCTGGACGCCGATCAACTTTTAGAACTTCACATATCAGACAATGAACTAAAAGATATTTCTAAAAAACTCAAAAAACAACTTGCAATAGTGAAAAGGATTTCCATAAATAGTAGTTCAACCAATAAACCTTTGAACCCTGAAAGAATACAGTCTGACTGTAAAGAGATAAGAGAACTTGAAAACGCCATAAGGATGTTAAAAGATGTAGGAGCTGAATAAGCTCCTTTTTCTTTCCTTAAATTGCCCATTTTATGGGTATAAAAATTATTATATTTAGTTGACATTGCGTATAAATTTCTGTATTATAATAAGTAATTACATATTCAATTATTTTAGGAGGTTGTCGATTATGACTAACAAATACCCTATACTCTATCCTGTAAATAATACACCAACGCCAGATAAAATTGAGAACTATAATTATAATTCTAATATCTTCTATCGCTTTCAAGATCCGACATTAGAAATTGGTACACAAAGTTGGGGAATGATTTATACTAGTGCAGAAGAAGCCATAGAAGATGGTAGCACAGTATTAGAAGGTAAATCATGTTTTGGCACAGCAAAAGAACTTCGATTCTATAATGGTACAATAGATCCTGAAGCAGTGATATTAGTTTTTTCCGGTTGGGACGCTGGAACTGGTCACGATGGCGAAACATTAGCAGATATAGATCAAATTTTAGAAATATGGAATATGCAAGAATTTAAAAATACAGTTAATAAAATGTTAGAAGATGCTGAATAAAAAGCATCTTTTCTTTTTTGCGTTAATTATTGTATAATACAAACAGTAAATTAAATAGGAGGAGATTTTAAAAATGTCTAAAAGATATACTAAAGAATGGGCAGCTAAAATAGTTAAAACTAGAAAAGAGCGCGATAATTACAAAATATCTGACGAACACAAAGAAAAGATAAGTAGGGCTAATAAAGGTAAAAAGCCTACGCCAGAAACTATAGAAAAAATAAGGTTAATCAGAACTGGAAAAACGACATCTTTGTTAGGAAGAAAGTTTACAGAGGAACATAAAAGGAATATTGCAGAATCTCACAAAGGATTAAATCTAAAAGAAACTACTAAAATTAAAATAGCATTAAGAGAAAATTGTGCCAAAGGATCTAAACATGGTAGAGCAATAATTACAGAAGAAATAGCACTAGAGATATTTAAACTGTATAATTCTGGACTTATTACGCAAATGGAATTGGCAAAACAGTATAATGTTAGTCGTGGTGTAATTATCGGAATTATATATGGCACTAACTGGAATCATGTTACTGGTTTACCATTAAAGGGGAGAAAATATAAAAAAGAATAAAACCTATATTTCCTAGTATTTTAAACCACACTGAGACCAACAAAAAGCACTCTCTAAGACGTTTACTGTATATGCTCCTAACATCTATACACTATCAAAATATAACCCTTTAAACCTCTATATTAAGTAAAAATAATTATTATATATATGTACTATTCACACTAAATCTGTGCTATAATAAATCAATTAGTAAATACATAAGGAGTGTTTAAAAATGATTAAATTTGAAATTAGCTCTTTGCAAGGACGTTCTGAAGTTCGAGGTCTTTGGGTAACACTTGAAAATAGAAATGCAGTAATGGTCTTAGAAGGGAAAAGAGAATATCTTGAAACAGAAGAAGTAAAAACACTTGCACAAGCAAAAGCAGAAAAATACTGGCATAGACAAGAAGTTGAAGGAAAAATGTTAAATGAAATCAGTGCTAAATATCCAAAAAAGTCTGTAGTAATCGACGGAAACGAAATACAGGTATGGAGCAAAAATGGTAGTTTGTTTAAAACATTTAAAGTTGAATATTAAGGAGTCTGAAAGGACTTCTTTTTCTTTGTTCCAGCATGTAAAAATAATTTTTATTAATGGGTTATATTTATATAATATCTGTGATATACTAAATCAAGATCAAGTTTCGGGGAATTGAAAGGCGGTATACATATTATGAAAAAATTAGTTTACCATGCAATTGTCAAACATGAAAACCAACTAGGCCAATTAGTCAAAGGGGAAAATCAAGATTTACTTTTCCATCCTGCTGGTTTTGGTCGGTACTCCTATTCTGAATTAACCATTGCTACAGAGGAAAACATTGAAGAAACTACCCACGATGAAAAAGTGAAATATCTCAAACAGGATTTTTCATGGGGAGAAATCATCAAGGTTCACAGTATTGGCGAATATGTAATATTTGAGTATATCAATGGTTATGATCTCAAAAACGAAGGAATAACAAATATTTGCTTTCACGCTTATATTAATTATCGAAATATTTCTGTATCCTATGATTCCCTTGATTCCTGCTTGGTCGGTACAATTGCATATAAATTTGACGGAGCCAACAGTCAAGCAGCAGGTTACTTTGAAAAAATGGTAGGAATGAGAGGAGCGAAATAAAATGACTATTAAAGAACAATTGGCAAAAGGTGAATATTTTGCAGACTATGATGAGGAATCAGGATCTTGGTGCATCTTCCATACGGATTACAAAACAGGGTTCGCGTTTGCATCATACGCCAGTAAAGAAGAGGCAGAAGAGAAAACCGAAAAAAGGAATAGTAATAAAAACAAATAAGCACTATTTCTAGTGCTTATTCTTTTTGTCTATTCCTATTCACATTAAAAACAAATGCCAGAACCAGTTTACTGCCACAGAAACGGCCTTCTAAGCGTTTAGAATCTATTACCCTATACAATCTTACCTGAGATACTTTTCTAATGTCACAGAATCAAATAAGGTTATTATTCGTAGTCTGTATAAAAATAATTTTTACAAATATATTGCAATTGCTCAATATTTTGATATACTGTATTTAGTACATAAATCAAATAAGGAGTTAGAGGGAATGGAAATTAAAATTATAAAAATTGATTCCGATGGTTATAATTTGGCCGAAATAAAAAACGATGAAAATTATTTACGATATATGTATTATCCCGATGATCTAAAATGGAAAGCATTTAGGGGGATAATAAATAGTACAGAGGTCAGACAAGACTTAATAGGTATAGGTTGGATGAAAAATGGGAAAGGAAAATTATCCTCAGTCACAAAACAAAAAATTCAAGAAATGAATGAATACTTTTTTGAGAATATAGAGGCATAGAGCCTCTTTTCTTTTTGTCTTAAAAACACGCTTTTATGTCTTATGAATATAAATATAATTGTTGTATCTGATACAAAATAATGCTATAATTAATCAAGATCAAATATAAGGAGTTGGCGCGAATGAAAGCTTTAAAAACTAGAATTGTATCTTTTGAGACTTACAAATTTAATGATCTATATACCAGTGTAGAGGATTGTATACATGATCTAATGTTAATCGATACTACTAAACATACTTTTAGACAATTCGCAAAAGGTCAAGACTACATAGTAAGTTTTCAAAATCAAATAAGATCCGGCAAAGAGTTAAGCGCGAAACAAATTACGATGTTAAAGAGAATAGCACGAGAAATAATATCATACTTAAACATACAAAATAAAAATTATTAAGAGCCTAAAGGTTCTTTTTTTTCTTTCCTTGCTACCTATTTTACCTAAACTACATTCCAGTGCCTTAAAAGTGCCTTTCCTGGTCTTAGAATTGAATATAATTAATGTTTGACGTTTGTGTGTCTTGTGTGATATTCTATCAATAGTAAATAATTTATTTGGAGGTTTTGAAAATGCAAGCCTGCAAAAACATTGCTAAAAGGTCAATTAATGCAGAAAACAATTTCATTAATTCGGTTATGGAACAATTTAATTTTACTAAAAATGAAGCAGAAAAAATATTATCAGTTTATAAAAAACATAAACTAATTAAAATCGATTATGTGACAGGCCAATTCCAGTTAAAAGATGGTAGGTTTTGGGACGAATATCCTATGAAAAATGCGTTGGAAAAATAAAAAATTATTAAGATCCTGAAAGGGATCTTTTTCTTTTCGATTTCCTCCTAATAAAATTACCCATTCAAAGTATTTAAAGTCAAAAATAATTTTTATTGACAATGTGGTCATCATCCCTTATACTATTAAGTAATTACATAATTTTTAAGGAGGTAGCAAAATGACAACTAAAAAACTCCGGGAAGAACTAGAAGATGCAGAGCAAGCGGTGATTAACGCTCAGGAAGAAATAAACCGAATTAAAGAAGAGATAGAAGAACTTAAAGAACAACTTGACGGAGCTAAAGGTGATCTGATCTCAGAGAAGCAAAAGAATTAGTAAAGGAAATTAAAGCAGAGATAAAAGGAGGAAAATAATGAAAGCGATAAAATATAGAGGTTATAAGATCACTAAAAAAGGTGAATGCTATATAATCCATTGGAGTAGCAATAAAACGTCCATAAGCTCTGCGAACACTTTAGAAGACGCGGAATGGATCATAGACCAGGAGTTACAGGAAGATGCCGAATAAGCATCTTTTTTTTATCTGGTATAATCCATATATCTAATACTGTTTAAACCCTTATATACCCTTTTATGGCCTTTACATACCTATACAGACCTTTTATAACCTTTGTGGATCTTATAATAAATTTTACCCTTTTAGTATAATACGTTAAAATAATTTTCTAAAACCCATTGACACAACAGTAAAATAAATGGTAAAATGGAGCGAACGCTATTTTTAGTTAAAATATTTATTTTGTGTAAAGGTAAAAATAATATATACAAAGTAATTCCATTATGTTAAAATAAATTAACGGATTAATTAAGGAATTGAAGGAGTTTTAAACATGAAAAAGGCAATCACTAAAAAGGTTATTTCCGAACTAAAAACCATCTTGGATCAAACTGGATACTGGAGCAATGAAACAAAGGAATACATTGAGCAGTTCCAGTATTTAACTGCCAGAAAACTTCATACAATGGCGCAAGCATACACAAAATATAGTTATGGAATGGAGGTAAAATAATTATGACAACTGCAACAATTCAAAAGGATTACACTGGTTTAAAATTTTTTTCTGCTCAAATAAAGCAAATGGAGGTTACGGAGTATAGCGAACGCTATAAAGGTTATTTAGTATCTGAAGAGGGTATGCCAGAAAATTACCGTGGCATTATGCAAGCTGAAGAAATTGAATTTTACTTATCAAAACAAACTGAATGGGTAGAATCACATAAAAGATCACTGGAACGTGAACGCTTGGAGAATGAAAAGCTACAGCAGGAAGAATTCATTTATAATAATACCTATGGTTACGCTGAAAGTATTGAATTAACTCCAATGGCTAGAGGTAAACTTCTGAAAACGCTAAACAAAAAAGAGAATTATTATCAAGATGGTGGTGAAGGTTTAGGTACAATGGCAAGGAAAGATTTTATAAAATTAATGTTGGATAAAGGTTATAGTTTGGAACATAAGAAAGATTTAAAATACTATGATAAGTCGGGAGAATTAAAAATAAAGGCCAATGAGTACCGACTGAACTTCCCAGACAATACTTTTTATATAATTACTAAAACTGAATATGATTACGGAATGTTTTTAAAGACTAGATAATAATTCTAGTCTTTTTCTTTGCCCATTCCACGCCAGCACCAATTTCCTCCTTCACAAATGCCCTTCTAAGGCCACAAACTACATTCCCTAATAGAATTCCATACCAAACACTTATAAACGTCTTAAATGCCTATTTTCGTTTTTCTCCTTGTGTTCTGGCTTATTCCGGTACAATTCAGTGCACAAAATCACGCCAACAATACCAATATAAAATTTATTTTTAAAATGGCCTTGTAGGGTATTGCAATTGCATTCATCTTGCTATAAAATAGGGTACATAGAGGAGCACACAAACACAGAGCAGACATAAAACCTCTTACCACTTGCACAAGTCAACAACTTACACAATGCAAAAATAAATGTTGACAGGAAGACGTAAATCGTTTATAATCTAACTAAGCACTAATACATAAGGAGCAAACTTATCAAATGATCTTTGAAAATTGAATATAGACTTTTTAGTCTAGCTTAGAGCATAGCAACAAATTAAATTAAAATTTAAGGAGTTGTTGTAAAAATGAGAATAAAACATTATCTTTTTAAATCTTTGCATGATGCAGAAAAATTTTTTAGTCATAATAAACCACTTGTAATTTCAGCTAATAAAGATGGAGAATTTTATAGAATAGTTTTGGCTTACTAAATTAAATTATGCTATGTTCTATGCTAGATTGAAGAGTCGATAAAACTTATCTTTTATAGTATTATGTCTTTTTTAAAGTGCCTTTGTAGCAAGGGTTTCAGGGATCTTTGAAAAGGATATAATCCTTAATAAAAGAGTGAAAGAGGTTATTAATATGAAAATTATCTTATCAAAACCATCAAAGATCACAGAGAAATTCCTGAAAGGGTCAATGATGGAGGGATTGAATGGAATACGCCTAGACAGCCAAAATGAGCCGGATGTAACTCTTCAAGGTGACAATAGGACACTAACGGTTATTATTCACAACAATATCCAGAGAAACAAACGCTGGTTACTTGGTGTATGTAGTAATTATTGTATTCCTTATCAAGTTGTCGAATAGACATTAGAGTTTTTGAATTAATGCACTGAGATATAATGATAATAACGCTCAGTGTATTGTCGTGAAAACTCTCTTGTAAATTGTAAAATAATTTATTTGACTTATTGGCTAAGATATGTTACACTTATTCTAGGTTAAGGGGTAAATTAGTTAAAATTTTACCAAAGGAGGATTTGATAAAATGGCAAAAAGTTCTATAGAATGTCCGAATTGTGGTAAAATGGTCTATGTGGTTATTAATCATGCATTTTGCAAAGAATGCAATCCAGTAGGCGCAAAAACATTAAAGGAAATTAACAAGGAATACGCCGGATTGAATAAAAAGAAAGGAGTAGTTAAACATGAGTAGCGAACCAAATCCAATGGACTCCATAAACCTTAACGTATTAAAAGGAATCGTAGGTGAAGAGTGTTATTGGATAGGATCGACTATTACTTTGTCTGAAGCTAGAAATGGAATTGATGAAGTTGAAGAAATAAAAACCATGTTTGAAGACTTTTCAGAGCAGTCTAGGGAGTGGCATTTAGGGCGTATCAAGCATTTTGTCAATAATCCTGACCTAATTACTCCTATAACAATTGATGACAATTGTTGCGGAAATGTACAAATCATTGACGGGAATCACAGATACTTAGCTAAATTGATTCTAAATCATGATAGTATTGATTGCTCGTATAATGGTCTAGTGTCTACATTAGATTATTTGAAAGGTTGATTTAACATGTATAAAATACAATTTACCCAACGTAAAGAAGATGGCCTCAATTATATTATCGGAGAAAAAGAATTCTCTGCCGAAACTCATAAGGAAACTATTAATAGTTTTATTAAAAATGTTATCGAATCCTACAGGAGCACGATGCAAGGTAGAATAGGTTATACGCTATTACAAGGCCAAAACGATACATGGAGTATTCCGGTTAATTCTAAGACGTTAACTAACGAACTGGTATAATGTCTAAATCCAACGAAAAAGACATTTCTTGGGATTTTAGTAGACCTTATGAACTGAGATACACTATAACAAATCTCAGTTTGTTGTCGTAGACTAAAATTAAGGAGTGGTATTAAATGAAAGAAATGCTAGTAAAAACTTTCGGAATCGTGGGTTTAGTTGGTCAGTTAAAATCAGGTCAAATCAACAGGGACGCTGAAATGCAACGCTCGTTTGTGTGGGGTAACAAGGAGCAAACAGACCTAATTGACAGTGTTTTTCAAGCTCTAACGACTTATATTCCTCCCTTAATTGGTGCTGAAACTGAAGTAGAAGTCGAAATCAAAGGAAAACTAGAAAAGGTTATCGACTTGTTGGATGGAAAGCAGCGCAGCACAACCCTAGAAAAATTCTTGAATGATGAAATAAAACTAGGCCATAACATTCGGCCTGTTGTCATTGAGAACGAAGACGATACAGTCGAGACATACATAGTTGCAGGTAAAAAGTGGAGCGAATTACCGGACAGAGCAAAGCAAGTTTTCAAGAATTGTAAGATCCAAATGGTTTATTTTAAGGACATGACACAAACTGAAAGAGAATTGCAGTTCATCAAACTCCAGGGAGGAAAGAAATTAAGTAATGCGGAAGTTAACAAGGTTCGCATTGGTAGCACTGTAAGAGAGTTTATATACAAACAACTTGCAACAGACCTTTGGACTAATAAATTCATTAATGTTTCAGCGAACCGAGAAGTAAAATTTGAGACTATGCAACAGGTTCTAATGGTTATGTCTAATCAATTTGATCTTTCCGGCAAATCTCTTCAAGATTTTTCAGAGGATTCTATAATGGTCACTGAAGACATTATGGCTCAAGTCGAATCAATTACGGAATATCTCAATGAAGTTGTAAAACTTATCAAGAAGTATTCCCTTCCTGTCGAACTTCAAAAACTTGAAGAATCGGACGCTACCGCAAAACTCGAACCCAAAGAGCTTAAGAAGTATCTGAAGTCAATTGACTATCTCAAGAAGGTGAATGTTCCTATTATCTATAACACAGCGTATAAGGCTATTCTGAACGATGTGGACGTAAAGGATTTTGCCAAGTTTGTTTCTAAATTCTTTGAAAATGTTTCTGGAAAATATAAGAGCAAAACAGAAAAAGGTTGCTCGGAAGCATCTAAAGTTAAGGAAAGAATCGAATTGTTAAATAATGCTTTTGTTTCTGAATTTAAAATTGTGGAAAAGGTTGCTGAAGTAAAAGTTGAAGAGGTTCAAACTGAAAACCTCGATTCTCCCATAACAGTGACCGCAGAAGAGTTCAGCGAAAAGCAAGAAGAACAATCAGAACAAACTGAAGCACCAGACCAAGACCATGAAGATGCTAAAGCAATTCTTAATATTATTGACAATGTTGCTTAATATCCTAAAGAGTTTTATTATTAAGCAAAGGAAATTAAAAAGTCCTTTGCTTAAAGGAGATATTCAAAGGAGTTGTAATTAATGAATATGTTTGCATTATTGTGTGTATCCGATAACGGAAGTGTTAAGGTGCTTGAAATGAATATATCTAAAAATCCTCTAGAAGTTGAAAAAGCAAAATTAGACCAGTACGAAGAAGGAGAAAGATTAAGAACCATTGAATTTTGGGAGAATGCAGTCAAAGAAAATCCAGAAAACCATTTAATGAAGGAGCAACTAGAAGAACGCAGGATCAAAAAGGAGATATTCTTTATCAAACAAATTGCTTTTATTGATTAATTGCCTTCAAATCATGTACTTATGGGATTATGGAAGGGGTTAAAAATGGAAGAAAAATTATTAGCAGAATTTAGATCACTCTGTATTGGATATTATATCCATGCTAAAGAATCATATCGATGTCCAAATTATTACAGGTTACAAGGAGCTAGAGATTTATTAGATGCTGTAAAAATTAACTATCAAGAGATTGAAAAGCAGTTTAAATTACCTAAAAGATTTTAACTAGCGTGTATGTTCTCAGAGCGTTTCAGCCATAACAAAATGGTTGAAACGTTGTCGAGAGTGTATAAACTAAAGGAGGAATAACAATTGCAATTCTTAACCCACTACGAGCGTCATAACGTGTCAAAATGGGAGCAACGTCAAATAATGCCACAATCTAATTTTATAGCCTTAAACAACTCATTTATGAATCATAATTCTTCCTTAATTGGTTTCCAATTAGAGCATGAAGACAAACGAGTACATTATTCAGTTAGTAATATGTATCTCGAAAGGTTGCAAGCTCAATTCCCTGATAACTGGCTTGATATTTTATGAGTTCAAACAGTGGGAGCGTGGTATTTATTCTAATATGTATCAAGAGGGATTTTTTAATTAATAAAATCTATTACATGAATCGTAAAATAATTATTTAGAGAATTAGCCTTAATTCTCTTCTAAACCTATAACAATAGTGCTATAATAGATCAAAGGGTTGTAAGTTTAGAAGGCAATTGTGGATAATACTTATAACAATTGACCTAGAATACTTGAAGGAGCGTGTATATCATGAATTTATACAAAACCATGAAAGACCAACACCAAGAGGATATCAATAATTTCCCTATGTTCTTTGCTTTCTCCAATGCTCAATTCGAAGAAGGTATGAACAAACTAGGGTTAAATTCCACTGATACGGATCAAATTTATAAAACTGGTAGCGGTGGCTATTACAGAAAAACTGATGCTAAAGAACTTCATTCAATCATTAACAATCATGAGGAAGAAATGAAACAAGCAATGAAAGACGATCAATTCCTTTATGATGCTTTTGATTATGAATTAGGAAATCACGAATACTGCATAACATGGGACGTAGAACCTACACTAGAGGCTCTAGGAATGACAGAGGATGAAGTCGAAAATGATGCAAGAATGGCAGCAATTTTTAGAAAAGCCAGACATGCACAAAGCGAATGGTACTCAAAACACGGTTAATATATTCTTTAGTTATGGCGTACAGGGATAAAAATTCCCAATTATAAGGAGAGTGTATTATGATGAAGAAAATTAGATTAACTAGAACTACTATTATTGAATATGTTCCAGAACCAGCGAACTATCCAGACGGTTCGACTATTGAACAAATGGCTCAAATTGATGCTAATCAAGAAGATAAAGAAACATTGTTTGATAGTGATTGCATATCAGATAATGTTGCCTATGAGATTATCGAAGAAAATAATTGTCCACAATGTGGGAAAACTGTTTTTCAAGGAACAAATTTTGTAGCAGTTGAAGGTAAAATGTATCATTTGAATTGTTACTATGAAAGTAAAAAGTAATTCCAAATAAAACCAAACTTTTATATGATAGAGCGAGATAAATCTTTTTTTTATTTCTCGCTCTATGATGTTTAAATATTCTCTATACTGTGCTATAATGTAAATATAAAATAGTTCTGTATCGAAAGTATTTAAAACTCTTTAAAAATCTAAAGGAGCGTGTTACATATGACTAAATTATTATTAAATGACAAACTAAAAGGAGTCGAACTTTATTTTGAAGAAAAACCAGAACAAACTATTCTTGATGGATTAAAAAGCAATGGTTTTAGATGGCACAATGGTAAAAAGTGTTGGTATGCAAAACAGTCCGAAAAAACTATGGCAGAAGCTCAAAAATACACTTTAGAGCAAGGAACAGAACAACCACAACTTAAACCATTAACACTCGTTGCACCAGTTGCTAAAGTCACGAAAGAAGTAAAAAATAATATTATTCTTCCTTTGTGGGATCGTGTTCAATTTGTTGAAGGTTCAATTGTGTCAAACAGGTTTAAATATGTTGGTAGTAATTACACTGGATTAAGCACAAAAGAGACTGCAGCAGAAGTCAGAAAACTTTTAAAATGTCAATTCCCAGAAGTCAAATTTTCTATAACCTCAGACCATAGTCATATCAGTATAACAATTAAGCAAAGTCCATATAACTATTCAACACTTGAATATTCTTCAGAACTTCAACCTTATGAATACAGAAAC